TGTTACACATGTATCACCTTTTAAAGAATCTTCTGTTTATGATGGCAAACAATCTGACGATAATTGGTTACCATTCTTTACATCGAAATGTCTCGGGATATTTTTAAAAGATGTGATGAAAAAATATAAAAATAAAAAATTATTAGTTTTATGTGGTCATGCGCATGGAAATGCTGATGTACAGATTTTAAAAAATCTTAGAGTTTTAACCGGAGAAGCTGAATATAGAAATCCAAGAATCTCCAAAATTCTAGATACGACCACGGGTTGGTGATGTGATGGTAGGTATTTATGAAGATTCATTTATAGATTTTCTAAAAGAATATCTGGGTGACATAAAAATTAATAGAAAAAATATTGTATGCAGATGCCCATACTGTGAAATGGAATCAAATAAAAAACATTTTCATTTATACATTGCATTAGAATCTCCAATATTTCATTGTTTCAAATCAGAATGCAACAAAAAGGGTAATATAGATCGATTGATCTATAAACTATCTGGAAAAAAATATGATAATTTTTTTGATAAATCTTTAAAGAAAAGTAAAGAATTACCATCACGTGAAAACAGAATCATCACCATTCCAAAACTAGAACCAGATAAATTTGAAAATAAAATTAACTATCTAAAAAAAAGATTGATGACATCAGATGATAATTGTATATATGAGATTGATGGACTTATTTTAGATATAAATAAATTTTTATCAGATAATACTATCATAGATAAAGATATTGAAAAATATAAAGATTTCCTACAAGAAAATTTTATAGGGTTCTTGACGAATAACCAATCTATTTTAGTAATGCGAAATATAGATGAACGTTCAAAATTAAGATATCATAAGATTGAAATTAAAAACATTCAAAGTACAGATTATTATCTATCATATAACGATCCTTCTAAATCTGATATTATCATTGCTGAGGGAATTTTTGATATATTAGTTGAAAAAAAAATAGATTCTATTAACAAAAAAGAAAACGCTCTATTATATGGAGCATGCTTGTCAACAAACTATGAAACATTAATAAAAAGTCTTGCATACTATGAATCTATATTTAGACAAAATATTCATATTTTATCGGATAGAGGAATTAGTTTAAACTATTATAAAAAAATTAAGAATACCACCAAACACATTATCAATTCGTTAACCGTATATTATAATATGGATGGAAAAGATTTTGGAGATGGTGCTAAAAATATTGAAAAATTTGTTTTGTAACATAATAGGAGTTTTAAAATCAAATGTCGAAGCATGAACAGGTAAGTAGGCTAATGTCGTTATATAATAATGTTTTGGAATCTAGTGTAACGCTTACTCATGAGATAGATAAAATAGATTACTTTGTGGCATTATTTAATGGACCAAGTGAGAATATGTTTAAAATGTTAGATTGCCATTCGATAATGTATAAGTATACGCTGAATGGTTCAGATGGAGTTATTATAATTTTTTCAATACCGACACAGAGCAATATCGAAGCAGTTTCAAGTTCATCAAGTAAAATAATGGAATTATTAAAGATCGTTGAGGATACATTTGTAATAGTTAATTATATGAAATGTGAAGATATGAAGACTGATAAATTTGTTTACTTTACGGTCTTTGTTAAGATGCAAAATAAAGTTGACTCGATTTAAAAAATATGGTATCTAATAGAAAAATGGCTGAAAGGATTTGGTTCTGAAATGTTATATAGACTTAGAAAAGTTGGTGGTGGTTTCATGGATGCTATGTTATATAAATCTAGAGATAGTGTTGAAAGACTATTAGAAGACACTGAAAGTCCTGAAGACTTTGAGGTAGAGGAAATTCCATATCATATTAAATCAGGTGTTTCCATAGTAAAAGCAATAAGAACATTATCAGAGAGAACATTTGAATATGAAAATGGTAGACTTCGTACCATAGACTTGGATGATATTCTTGAAGATGATGATATGAGACGTCTATGAAGCGGGCGAACTCCGAGAAAAAAACTGTAACTTTAGATTTAAATAAGTATCAGTCATTTTTAAGATTAATGTCTATGTTTAAAGATATCTGTAAAGATATCGATATTCATGGTGGAGTAATTAGACAAAAAACATCAGATGGATTTGCTCTTATAGAAATAGATCTGAGCTACTTAATTAGCGATCTATCCTTTCCATTGGTATTGATAGCAAAAAAAATAGAAGCTTTAAAAATGTTTCAGGGACAAGATGTCACAATAGAGACAACCGACAAGATCGTAAAAATTTCAGACCGATACAGTAACTTTGAGTTTAAAAAACCATCTTCAAATTATATAGAAAAAGCAAATAAGTTTATACCAGCAGATGAGATACAACATATTATTAATATTGCCGATGAGGACTTAATTTTAGTAACGTCAATAACAAAAACTATATCCGATAGAATAAAAACAACCGCAAAAGTATTTGAACACAATTCAATAAATATTTTATTCTCTAATGATAGTGGTAAAATATCAATGGAGAAAGATTCTAAAGATCAACATGTCGATTTTATAAAAGATATACCGCTAGAACATAATATATCGGCTGAGAGTATTTTATCATCAACTCCGTTTATCATTGATCATGATGGTGATATAATATTTAAAATGTATGGAGTAACCGAAAAAGCAGCATTGTCACAATTTAAGATGATAGTAGATGACATAAATATAACAATATATCACAGGTCCACTTTAAATCTAGATGTCTCATCCGAAGGAGATAATTAAATGATCAATAACGACCGCCCAATGCAAAATCAAGGTTATCTCTCATCGACAAAAGATAACTACCAATCAGCAACCCCAACAACCAATATAGAGAAAACCGTAAAGGTCCAGCCAAGTCTTCTTCCATGGAATGCTGTAATGGAAATCTGTAAATTAATGACTGTGATGTGCAATTCTAATGGTGGAAAACATTCTAAAGGTCAATGGAAAGAAGTATCTATAGAATCTCATATGGACGCTGCTATAAGGCATTATGTAGAGTGGCATTCTGGTAAAACAGAAGATGAAGAGTCTGGATTAAATCCTTTAGCACACATGGCATGTAGATTACTAATGGCACTCTCAAACGAATTAGAAGAAGAGTCTAAAAATGTCTTTAGAAAATCTGACTAGTTTTTATCCATCATATTCCTTATTAGATGAGACTGTATCCTCGGGTGGATATACTCATCTTAATCTTTTTATAGATCTTAAAAATATCTTACAATCATTATATCAAAGCGAGACTGTTAAATCCATAGTAGAATCTTCTCTACAATCTAAAAAATTTGACTCTAGTATTTTTACAAATCTTTTAAACTTTTTAATTTATAATAAAAAATATGCTTTGAAAAGAAATATAACTGTTGATTTTTTTGTATTTTTTGAAGTTGGTAGATCCTTTTATCACGAGAAAATTTCACCATCTTATAAATATTCTAGGAAAATTGATAATCTCTATGGATTGGATAAAGAGCATAAAGACTACTATACAAAGATATTACAAAATAACTATGATCTCATAGATAAAGTAATTAATAAAATACCGAATGCATATTCTATAAGATTAGAACATTTTGAAGCAGACTTTATCCCATATTATTTAATACGCAATGAATATATACTAGAAAATTCTGCTAATATTATTTTTTCTAGCGATCATGATCTTCTACAATGTTTAGAATTACCCGGAAATAACTTTGTTTTAAGAAAGACTAAAAATAATAAAAAAATAATTAGGTCTGGGAATGCAGTACGAGAACATCTTAAATGCGAGGAAACGTATCCTGATAATTATCTATCATTATGTATGTCGATAATGGGAGACGGCGGTGATGATGTAGATGGTATTGTCGGATTAGGTCCTAAACGCACTAAAGAGATAATAAATGAGATTGTTGCATGTGGTGGATCGATAGAAGAAATTCGAAAAAATACGTTGCTTGGAAATAAGTTATTCCTTACCCCAGCTACCCCATGTCAAAAAAATATACAGAACAAAAATATGATAAAGGTAATAGATAATGAAGACATAATCTCTAGGAATTTAAAGCTTGTAGATTTTGAGGTAATCTCAAGAACAATGGATGATCCACCATCTACAAATATCTTAGACGTTCGTAAACATATAGAAGATGTGTTTAATAATAAAGTATGTTATTCGTTTGAGGTTATGGCATCGGCATTAAGTAAAACTGGAATGGATATTCCACCAGATACTAACCTATTATTTTTACAGTAGGAGATCTAAAATGTTAAGTCAAAACACTGTTTTGAATTTTATAAAAAGTAATTTAGCATTCCCATTCCAATTTATAGAACTCAATGACGATCAGATATTAGACTATATATCTACTAATACTGTAAGAGAATACTCACATTATTTTCCAGATGTAACCACCGTAGGATATAATCTACTTCATCCTGCAAATAAAGTCATAAACAAAGCCAATGAATTTTATTTACAAGATGAACTTGGGATGGAAATCATAGACATCAAATCTATGGTTTTTAGAATGGCACAGCTAACGATGTTTGGACATCCACCACTAGGACCCCTATCATTAGGAGAATTGCCTCAGTGGACGCTAGCAGTTGAAACTGCCGGTTGGCTAAAAGTATACTCAAATTGGAATTATACGTATGAATTTAAACATCCCAATATTTTTAGAATATCACCAAATCCAGTAAGTGAAGATATCTGTGTAATCGAATATGAAAGGATGCATCATCCAAGTTTTTCAACAATTACAACAGATCTATCATTTATGTTTATGGAATTATGTTTAGCAGATATAATGATGTTAATCGGAAGATTGCGTTCAAAATATGCTGAGGGTGGTGGTTTAGCAACACCATTCGGAAATATCCCGTTACAGGCAACTCAATTATTTGACGAGGGAAAAGAAAAAAAACGGGAACTTCTAGATAAATTTTCAACTGGATCCTTACCAAATCTAAGTTGGCATATTGGTTAATTTTTAAAAATTAAGATTTGGAGATTTGAAATTGGAAGATATTACATATATTGGCGTCGATCTTGATGGTACATTATCATATTATGATGTTTGGCGAGGAAAGGAACATATCGGTGATCCTATCCCACTGATGCTAAAACGTGTTAATATGTGGAGAGCAGCAGGTAAAATTGTAAAATGTTTTACTGCTAGAGCAGCCGAACCAGAAAATATACCATACGTTAGAGAATGGTTAGATAGATATGATCTCAAGGATGTAGATATTACATGTATAAAAGATCAGTATATGGTAGAATTTTGGGATGATAGAGCTATACAGGTTAAACCCAATACTGGAATTCCAGTAATAGAATGTATTGAAAAATCAGAACTTGCAGAAAATAGCGATGGAGATTATACAAAAAATATGAAATATTACATGGAATATCTAAAAGAAGAAATGTCGCCCGAAAGAGCCAGAGAATTATATAATTTGGGTCGTAAAATTGCAGCGGGTACGCACCAATCTGTAAGCAAAATATTAACATCTCCAGAGATAATGAAGCTCAAATCTGAGATATCTGAAAAGGTATTAGCTCGTACAAGATTATTATCACAGTGGAAAGTTGCTATAGGACCTGCCAAAGAAAAATTAAAGCAAGAAATATTAAGCTTAGAAAAAACAATTTCGAGCCATGCTAAACAATTAAAAGACCATGAAAGAGAACTGCATGTTAATAAGATAATTCAATCAAAGAGAGCGTCGTAAAAATAATGAGCGACTTTATATTAGTACGACATGAAGCAACTCGAAGAGGCTTACATTGGGATTTACGTTGGAAAGAACCGACGTCTAAAAATTGGGTAAGTTTTGCATTCAAGAAATTTCCTCCGACTAAAGTTGGTGAGCGTGTCTATATAGTTAGGACAACTCAACATAGTGAGAAACAGGCTTTATTTTTAGGAAAAATTCCTGAGGGAGAATATGGAGCCGGAACTCTGACCAAAGAAGATTCTGGAACATGTGATGTTTTGAGATATACCAATGCTCATATGATTGTTGATTTTCATGGTAAAACATTAAAAGGAAAATATCATGTTATTGCAACTGGAGTTTTTGGTGGGAAGCATGATTATACAAAAAAGACCTATGTATTTTTTAAAGCTAAAGAAGATGTCTTAGAAGCTACAAATTTTCCAAAAATGTGGAAAGAAACTATTACTAAAATGAAGAGAGCTGGAAAAGTTGGAGCTATTGCACTTACTGCAATAGTAGTAGCACCACTGGTGATAAAGATTTTAAGAACTCTAATTAGAAGTTTAAGTCTTTGTAATAGAGTCTGTGAAGTAGTTGATATAAAGTCATCGAAGTTAACAATAGAAGATCGAGCATGTATTAGAAGATGTCGGATAAGAATTATACAGAAGGGAATAGAAAATCTGAATTCATTAAAAAATAAATGTGCCGATCAAGAATGCAGAAATAGAATCGATTCTAAAATCGAAATATTAAAAAATAAGATAAATGATGAGCAAGAAGCATTATCATATTTAGGAGTAAAAAAATAATAAAATCAATACTATATAAATAAAATTAAACCTAAGAAATCCCATCAACAAAATATCCCAAAAGGTAAAAAACTTTTTGGGATATTTTTTTCTCTAAACTACTAGCTTGACTAGAAAATAAAAATAATATATAGTTGCCATCAATATCGCGGAGGAATTCTATGATTGTAAAGGTTCAAAAAAGAGATGATAGTATTGTTGATTATGATCTCGCTAAAATATCACTTGCTATTGGTAAAGCCGGAAACTCAACTAAAGAATTTGATAAAAAGATAACAAATTCTTTGACAAGAAAAGTTGATGTTATCATCTCTCAATTAAATAAAGAGGTTATCAGCGTAGAGGATATACAAGATATTGTTGAAGCAACTCTCTTAGCGTCTAAATATAAACAAAGTGCTAAATCCTATATTTTATATCGGGACCAGCATGCTAAATTACGAGATGTAACAACAGTTGCAAATATCGATCTAATAGATCACTATCTTGATAAAACAGATTGGCAAGTAAAAGAAAATAGTAATATGTCATATTCACTTCAGGGGTTAAATAATTATATTTCATCAGAAATTACAAAAACATATTGGCTTAATAAAGTCTATCCAAAAAATATTAGAGACTTGCATACTAATGGAGATATACATATTCACGATCTTAATACTTTTGCAGTATATTGTGTTGGATGGGATTTACACGATTTATTAATAAGAGGATATGGTGGAGTACCAGGAAAATTAAATAGCGCTCCCGCAAAACATCTTCGAACTGCATTGGGACAAGCTGTTAATTTCCTCTATACACTTCAAGGGGAATGCTATTCTGATGATACTGAAGTTTTGACTGATTCTGGTTGGAAATTTTTTAATGATTTATCAGGAGATGAACAATTTATAACTCAAAATATAGAAACTAAAAATATCGAATTACAATATGCAATAAAACATTTTAAATATTTTAAGGATGGTAAATTAATTAATTTTAAAAATAATAAATTAGATCTACTTATTACAGAAGATCATAATATGCTCATATTAGAAGAAGATCATAAATCAGAAATATGTGGTTATGATTTAAATTTTATAAAGGCAAAAGATTTTAATCCAAATACAAATTTTATACCAACTGGTCCTATGATTCCAACAGAAAAATTAGAACTATGCAAGATAGATGAAGAATCTATAACTTATGTAGATTATACTGGATATGTTTACTGTGTAGAAGTTCCAAATCATACTCTATATGTTAGAAGAAATGGAAAAGCTACTTGGTGTGGAAATTGTGCCGGTGCTCAAGCTTTCTCGAACTTTGATACACTATTAGCACCATTTATAAGATATGACGACTTAACACATGATGAGGTTAAACAGGCAATGCAGGAATTTATTTTTAACCTCAATGTACCCACAAGGACCGGATTTCAAAGTCCTTTTTCAAATATCACTATGGATCTTAAAGTTCCACCGCAATTTAAAGATCTCCCAGTTATCATCGGAGGAGAACCTCAAAAAGAAACATATTCCGACTTTCAAGAAGAGATTGATATTTTTAATTCTGTTTTTACTGAAGTTATGACAGAAGGCGATTCTATGGGTAGAGTATTTACTTTCCCAATTCCTACGTATAATATCACAAAAGATTTTGATTGGGATAATAAAAATTTAGATGGTTTGTGGGAAATGACTGCGAAGTATGGAATTCCATATTTCTCAAATTTCATAAATTCTGATATGAAGCCTGAAGATGCAAGGAGTATGGCAATACTTGGAAACCAAGAATTAATTTATAAAAAAGAAAATGGACATGTTTCGAGATGTCCAATTAAGAACATTGTGGCTGGCTGGATAAACAACAAAGAAAAACCAAATATTAAAATTTTAATGAATGGCGAATTTATAGATATTATAGATATGTTCGAAGTTCCATATGAAAACTATAAATCATATGTTTCAATTGAACTAGATAATGGTTATTTACAGAATTTTTCATATCAACATAAATGTGCTGTTGTTAGGGATGATGAGTTAGTTGAGGTTGAAAGTCAAGATATTAAAATCACAGATAAATTCCTTATTTCTAGAAAAGGGTATGAAGGTAATTCATTACTAGGTGATCATCAAAGCGGAAAGATTTTAGGATATTATCTGGGAGAGGGGTGGAAAGAAACTAACTCAGATAGTCGTATTAGTTTTGCTATTAATATTAATCGGACTGATATTGTTGATGAAATTAATAATTTTTTTACAAAGATGGTATGTGATGTTAAAATAGTTCCATGGGAGGATAAGCACATATACAAAGTAACAATATCTGGAAAACATGCGCTTGGATTTGTAAAAAATTTCATCCGGGGAGAAAAAGCAATTGAAAAAAGATTAGAATCTTCCATATGGAATACATCGTTAGAATTTAGAAAAGGACTATTAGAAGGGTTGTATCAGACAGACGGTTATATACCCGGAAAGATACTTACTCATACAACAAATAAAGAGATTATAATGGATTTAATTCATCTTGCTAATAGTGTTGGTAAGATCTTAAAATATAAAGTCAACAATAAAAATTCTAGATATTTTAAAAAGGACAAGTCAGATTTAGTATTTTTCAAAAGTTATAAATTATATTTTACAGAATATAAAGAAACTTTTGAATTAGATGGTGAAGAATACGCCATGATACCTGTAAAATCTGTTGACGAGCATGATTCTAAGGCAAATAAAGTTTATAATTTTACAGTTAATACAGATAGACATTTATATGAACTGCCAAATGGAATAATAACACATCAATGTTGCAGGCTTCGTTTAGACGTAAAAACTCTGGAAAAACGAGGAGGTGGACTATTTGGATCAAATCCGTTAACTGGATGTTACTCATCAGATACAGAAGTTTTAACAGATGAGGGGTGGAAATTATTCACCGAATTAAATCATAATGAAAAAGTACTATCTCGTGATAAAGATACCGGAATAGAATCTTGGGATAAACCAAGTGAATATTTTGAATATGATTATGTCGGTGATATGATACACTTTAATAAAAGTGATGAATTAGATTTATTAGTAACGCCTGATCATAGGATGTTAATTGAAACATCATCTGGTAGCACAGTAATAAAATTTGCAAAAGATGTAGTTGAAACAGATGGAATACCCAATAAATATGAAACATTTAAATTGAAAGAGGACGATATTCAACATGTAGACTATAACGGCAAAGTATATTGCTTAAAAGTGAAGAATGGAATTTTTTATGTTAGAAGAAATGGGAAAGCCTGTTGGTCTGGAAATTCGATCGGAGTTGTAACAATCAATCTTCCTAGATTAGGATTTTTATCAACTACGAAAGAAGAATTTACAGAGAAATTATTAGAACTGATAGATGCTGCAAGTGAGAGTTTAGAGATCAAGAGAAAGGTTTTAGAAAATTATACAGAGCAAAATCTATATCCTTACATCAAACATTATCTTGATGCAATATATGCAAGATCTAAACAGTATTGGATTAATCATTTTTCTACAATTGGAATTGTTGGAATGAATGAAGCATGTCTAAACTTCTTAGGAGAAGATATTACATCTGAAAATGGAATGGCATTTTCATTAGAAGTTTGTGACATTATTAGAAATAAACTAGTTGAAATCCAAGAAACGACTGGAAACAATTATAATTTTGAAGCTACGCCAGCAGAAGGAACATCATATAGATTATCACTGATGGATAAGAAACAATATCCTGATATTATATGTGCGGACGAGGAAGCTTATGCAAGCGGTGCAGAACCATTCTATACAAACTCAACCCAATTACCTGTTAATTTTACAGATGATATATTTGAAATCTTTGATCGGCAAGATGAACTTCAGCAAAAATATACAGGTGGAACGGTTATTCATGTTTATGTTGGTGAGAAAATACACGACTATACTATCTTAAAAAATTTAGTTAAGAAATTATGTGAACAGTATCATACTCCATATTTTACAATAACTCCAACATTCAGCATCTGTCCAACTCATGGATATATAGCTGGAGAATATGCTGCATGTCCAACATGTGAAATGCCAACGGAAATATATTCACGGGTAACTGGGTATATTAGACCAATCAATCAATGGAATGCTGGTAAACGGTCAGAATTTGAAAAAAGAAAAACTGTAAAAATCTAATGAATATTGAAGACTTTTGTGCGTTAAATAAATCTATAAAGTTTATAACAGATACTGATGATAAGAATATTGTTCCGGGAGGAGTTATACTTCTCCCAACAATACTCGAAGATGGAAAAGTAAACTGGAAAAAATTTGAAGAAATTATAATAGGTTCTGTTAGGTATCTAGATTCTTTTATAGATACTTATAAATTAAATCATAATAGTATTAAGTTAGGAATAAGTGGTTTAGCAGATTTATTCATGTTGTTAAATATCAGATATGGATCTATAGAATCTATATCATTAATAATTTCTATAATGAATATCCTTGTAATGAAAGCATATGAAACATCTATAACGTTAGGAACTGAAACTATTGATTGTACAAAAAATTTAATAGATCCTAAAATTTTAAATTTTTTACCAGTAACTGTTAAAAGTAAATATGATAAATTTGGAATCAAACATTCTAATTTAATTGGACTTGATGTTAATGATATTTCTGATACCCGATATAGTAGAGGAATTTCTCCCATAGTATATAAGGCATATAAAACTAAAGAAGATCAATATTATATACATCCAAAATTTAAAAATTTATTGATGCTTGGACAAACAAAAGATTGGTGTGTTGATATATGGGATTTGAATATAGAGGATTATCTAAATATATATTGTATTGTAAAAAAATATTCAGATCAGCCAATGATAGATTATATACCTTTGACGAAATTAAAAAATCTTAACTTAAAATTTTATATAAAAGAACTTGGGTCAATTAAAATATTACATGACGATGAAGATATTATAAAGGTTTCGGATGGAGAGGCCTTAGAATACGTTGTGAGTAAATTGATAATAAATATTATAAAAGCAGAAGATCTTATCGATTGTAATTGCGGAGGATAAGTTATACTGGTAGATATAGTTTTTTTATTTTCTACTCAACAAAATAAAAATGGGAGAATAGTATGGCGCTGATCTTAAATGAATATGAAGCATGTCCCCATGCATATAGATGTTCACATTTTAATAATGGTTCTGTAACATGCCAAGGAGCTAATAAATATAGAAGAACTCGATTCCATTGTAGTTTTTTTAAAGATAATATTATAGACGAAAGTAAATTCAGAAATTCACATGATGAAACTGGACAGATGAAGTTGTTATTGGAGTAAACATATGTTTGGAAATATTGAAGAATTAATAAACGAATATAGGGAACAGAGATTAGCTTTAAAGAAAATGATTTCCGATTTAGAGGAACTGAAAACTCTTGTGATGAAGTTGTTTCCGGATAAGCTAGATACTAGAAATCTAAGATTTTTAGAAGAAAAAATAAAAGCAACAACCGATTTATATAAAGCTTTATTAGATATTAGAAAAGAATTGGGTAAAAATATAAAAGATGAAATTGATATTAGAAAGGTATTAAAAGATCCCAGCGAAACTGAAGACGAATGTAATATGAAAAATATTGCAGAACTGGCGAAGAAAGTGCAGCAATTAATTAAATCAGATACCGATAAATAACATCAAATATAATATCCTCCATGACGGGGATTTAAACAAATGTAATGGAGGATTTGGTATAATGTTATCCAAAATAAAAAATTGGGCTTGGTACAAGAAATTAATATTATTTTTATCTGTAATGGGTCCTGGCATCATAGTTATGATGGCAGATAATGATGCCGGTGGAATTTCAACATATGCAGTTACCGGATCAAAATATGGATTTTCATTGTTATGGATTTTTTTATTATTATTTCCAATAGCATATTATGTTCAAGAGATGACTATTAGATTGGGAGCTGTAACTAAAAGGGGACATGCAGAAGCAATTTTTGATGCATTTGGTTCTTTTTGGGGATGGTTCTCTTTAATAGATTTAAGTATAGTTAACTGGTTGACACTGATTACTGAATATATTGGTATGATAGCTGCTATGTCTATTTTTGGAATTCCTCCAATTATAACATACATATTTGTTACATCTGTATTATTTAGTATAGTCTGGTATGGAAAATATTGGACTTTTGAAAAAATAACATTATTCTTTTGTGTTTTTAATTTAGTATATATCCCAGTTACCTTTTGGGCCATGGACTCCCCAACTGCTCCTGGATGGTCTGCAGTGTTCGAGGGATTTTATAACATCACTGGGTGTGGAAAGTTCACTCAAGACCTCATATTCATCATTATGGCGAATATAGGGACGACTATCGCACCATGGATGTTATTCTTTCAGCAGAGTGCCGTAGTAGATAAAAAAATAGATATTAAAGATATACACAATGCAAAACTAGAAACTTTAATAGGATCTTTCTTAACATGTTTTATTGCTGTATTTATTATTATAGCAACTGGAGCAGCATTTTATTTTAGAATACCACAGATCATTATACAAGATGCAAGACAGACGGCTGATGTATTAGTAACATTGTTACCGCATCATGGAAATTTAGCTAGACACTTATTTGCAATCGGACTATTTGATGCTGGATTCTTGGGAGCAATCTGTATATCATTATCAAGTTCCTGGGCAGTTGGTGAAGTTTTTGGGTGGAGTCATTCACTTGATCATAAACTGAAAGAAGCTCCCCATTTTTACATAATATATTTAACGATGTTATTAACCTCTGGAGCGGTTGTATTAATACCTCATGCTCCGCTTGTTATGATTACAATGTTTGTACAGGTTACAGCTGTCACCATCTTACCACCATCTTTAGTATTCTTGATATTATTATTAAATGACAAATCATTAATGGGAACATATGTTAATACCAAAACTCAAAATGTAATTAATTGGACAATTATTATATTCATAATCATCATGTCAAGTATAATGGGCTTACAAACACTATTCCCCGGATTTTTTAAATAGGAAGACAAATCATGGCTAGAATAAAATTAAGTCTTACGCTTAGAATAATATTATTACTTTTAAGAATTTATTTAATATCAATGGTGGGATTGATTCTATACAAATTTTGTATTGGACTTTGAACTTGCATCATCGATAAAAATGTGCTAATAAGAAAATAAAAATTAGGAGATTTTAGATGTTAGATGATATAGAATTAGAAGGCGAAGATTTAAACGCTGAAGATTCATCTTTTAAAGTTGATGATTCTGAAGTACACGATGCTATAAAAAATTTAGAAATTTCTATTACAGAAGAAGATAAGATTAAATATGCTCCAAAAAAGAAAGGACCAAAAGCAAAGAGGGCAATCCCATCAGAAAAAGAATTAGCGTCGATGTCAGATGATGAAGTATTAGAATCTGCTGAAACCTCACCAGAAGATCAGATTAAACGTTTATATTCAGAATTTAATTCTTTTCTAGTAGATAAAACTTCAATTAAAGAAGATACTGGAATTAAGGTAACAATACCAACATCCATTGATATATTAGATGCTGTATTGGGTGGGGGTTTTGCTATCGGAACATTGGCACAGATTGTCGGTCAATCCGGCGGCGGTAAATCAATGTTAGCAATGCAATTCCTAGGATCTGCACAGAGACATTTTAACGGCGATATCATAATAGGATGTTTAGATTCAGAAGAATCGATTACAACTATAAGATTGAGTAATCTTGGAGTAAAGTACCCCAAAATTAGACCATACAATGACATGACAGTAGAGAAGGTCTTTAAGTATGTTGAAGGACTTTGTTTATACAAAGAAATGAAAAATATGGTTAATAAACCATCAGTAATACTTTGGGATTCGGTCGCAAACACCCAGACTATGAAAGAACGAGAAGTTGATGATCCAAATGCATTAATAGGTTATCGTGGTAGATTACTATCACTATTAATTCCAAAGTATGTATCTAAAATTTCTCATTATAATATATCATTGATTTGTATAAATCAGCTACGTGATGCGGTACAAATTGGGCCGATGACTCATGCCAGAGATCTTAATTTTATGCAAAATGGAAAAAACATTCCAGGTGGAAATGCTCTTAGATTTAATTCATTTCATCTTTTGAATATGAAGGTTGATGGTGGAGCAACAAATAAACTTCCTGAAAAACTTGGGATTGATGGAATTGTTGTCGAGGTAAAAGCTGTTAAAAATAAATTATTTTCTCCCAATATTCCAGTAACATTAGTAGGAAGTTTTGTTACCGGATTCAGCAATTTCTGGACAAGCTATTCATTCTTAGTAGATAACGGTTATATTAACCCCGGTGCATGGAATACTTTTGCAGGATTTCCAGATGTTAAATGGCGAACTAAAGAATCTGAAAAACAGTATAAAGAAGATCCTAGGTTTAAAGAAGTATTTGATAATACTGTTAAAAGTGCAATACAGAAAGAAATTATAGAACCAAATAGCGTTGAAGATTAGAACAAAATTAAAATATATCACTATTTTGGAGATCGACTGTAATGGTAATGGGAATATCTGAATTTATGAAATCTTTTGTGGAAGATATCGTCTCCAACTTAGTCGATTTAAAAAATGAAGTATTGATTATAACGTCGATTACGACTAAATTAGTTCTTATACAAATAAAAACTGATAAGCGTGATATCGGTAAAATAATTGGTAAAAGTGGTAGAACAATAAATGCTATAAAGATTATATGTTTGGCTGCTAAAAATACAAAATTTCCAGAAGATCCAAAAGGTGTCTCTGTAGAGGTTCTTGAGGATTAAGATGGATCGAAAAAATATTTTATTAGATTAAAAAATGGAGATTAAAAGTTATGAATACTCAGTCTAAAGTTAGAGTTTTAGAAAATTATCATGCATTAGATCTAGCTATTTTTGGAAAGGGTTATGAAACAGTTAATGTATGTTGCCCAATTCTAAAAGAAGAATATGTGCGTGCTAAAGGCGCTCTTATTTCTTGTACAATTGATCTATATAAGCATGTTGAATTAACGCCAACAGCAGTATCAGAAGCCATAACATCTGCTGGTATTCAGAGTAATGCACGAACAATTGCTAAAGCTGCTCGCCAAAATTCTAAGAATCGAATTCTATCAGAAACAACAAAGAAAGAAATTCGTACTGCAATACAAGAATCTTTTACAAATTCAAAAACTAAGAAACGTTCAGACATTAAAAATATCATCGAATCAGAAATTAAGAAAATTGGATTTTCTAAGGTTATTGATGAAATTTTAATTAGAACTATTTTAGCTGAAGCTAACACAGATTCTTTAAAAAATAAAAAGGGCGTTCTTATTGTAAAGGCATATAAAGCTTTACGTGAAAATTTTATAAAAAGTGCAATGACTATGTTGGAGTCGTAATTGCCCGATACTGATTTTACTGAACTTTTAGACTATCTCGTTAAGACAAAAGATCTTATTGAAAATAAGACAACCCCTGAAAAATTGGGGTTGTCTGAAGTCAATTCATTACAAACAGAGTCGCCGTCCAATACGACTTCGGATTATAATAAAGATATTTTTATAGAACCAAAATCTTTAATCTCGTCGTCTGTTGGGTTTGATAATATAAAATTTAAAAAATTAATTCGTAACAATCAAATACAAAAATTTAAAGATAGACAGGAATATGAAAAACCATATACATCTGTTACTGAATTATTAAATTGTGTTAGATATAATTATTATTATAGAGTCAAAAGTAATATTAATTATGATAACTATTTTAAATTTGTATATTTAGATTTTTATGCTCTGCTTGGAATTGAGATTCATGAATTAGTCCAGAATATTTATAATTTTGGAGAAATAAAAAAATCATTATATAGTAAAGTTTATGATGTTAAGGGAGAAGTTGACGCAATTAATTCTCCATTTTTATATGAATTTAAAACAGTTGATGAAAAAGCTTTATTCCGGTTGGATTATCGAAATAAAGATTATATGCAGGGAAATATATATGCTCATATATTAAATTCTGAATATGGATATTCATTGGATACAATTACTCTCGTATATTTTTTTAGAGATAATCTAAAAAGAGATCCATATGCAATAGACTTAAAATATAATCCTGATTTGGCAATTCCGTTTTTAAAACGTTCTCATATATTATTGGAACATTTAAATAATAAAAAGTTTCCTGATAAGATAGGATCAAGTGAAGAAATTTGCAGATATTGTGTATATAAAGAAATCTGTAAACTAGATACTGAAAAAAAAGATAATTTAAAACTAGAAGAATTGGTTTCTGAAAAGGAAACTAAAAATAAAACATTAAAAACAAATACGTCTTTCAAAATATAGGCAATGGAGAATAAACATGATAGTTATCTTCCCACTACTAATGGATAATACAATTTCATCAAATATAATTCCTGGAATTTGTGCAACACTAGAGAGATTTCTTATAGTATATAAATCTGATGAGATAATGAAAATTGGGGGATTGTCACCAGTTGCAACGGCGGCAGGAGTCGCACGTGGAACAGCAGAGATACTGGTCACAGCATCAATGGCAGCGCTTGGCCAAATCATTGTTAAAAAGTATCTTCCAAAAACATTTGGAGAAAATAAAGAAACATTACCACATCAAGATTTATTTATTTCCAATATGTTAGTAGAGATACAAGAGGATAAGAAAAATTTTGTAAACACATATAATATATTAGAAGATTTCTATGATATGTATCCAGAAACTTCTAAAACAAAACCAACTCCTGAAAAGGAAAAAACTGCTATGAAGAGCGACATATCATTCTCAGATGTGTTGAAAACTAAAACAAATTTGGAAGTTAAAACTGGAAAATTAGATTTAAATACAACATTATCATTAGAGCCCACATATATAACGATCTCTGGAAAATGGGGAACTGAAGTGATAGGTGTAAAAGTAATCCCGGTTCCAGTCGACCCCAAACCGTTTGTTAAACAGTTAATGATCGATCGTTCTGGAGATCACACTGAAACATTTTTAGGACCAATACAAAGAAAAATGACTAGAATTTTTCGTGGATTTATGGGAAGATTCAAATCAAATAAAAATTTAAAAGCAGATCCTTTTGAAGATATAATATATGCAACATCTAAGTATGGAAGTAACGTTTTCTGTCTATTAAATTTGGCATCCCTATCTTCAGATAAGATGTTAAAAGATATGGACAGTATGGATAATATTTTTAAAATGGGATGGAATTCTGTAATTGTAGCAGATGATATTAGTAAACGTGCATATTTTTGTATGAAAGAATTCGGTGGAATATGCTCATCTATTAATTATTCATATATGATGACATCGTTAAATGATAAGTTTGAGAAAAGTTTTGAAAAATTAGAAGATCTAAAAAAGAGTTCCAGCATTTATTTTAGAGCTAATTCAAAACGACCATCTCAGATATTAGGCGAATCAGTTGTCAAATCATATTTGGATAAATTTAAAAATATTGGAATCCCATGTTTAACTGGCGAATGTGACGACGAGGACTAATTTGATGGAAGCGTTAGAATTAAATCTTGAAGATCCTATAATTGGGGATGAGAATAATCATGAATTAAAAGCTTCGAATGGTTTTAATTTAACCTACAGGATTAGCTCTTTTGAAAATGATGCAGAATTTAAAAAATTTATTAAAAGTACAGAGTTAATAATTAGAAGGAGTTTGGAGTATAAAACTTGGCATAATTATCTGACAGATGTTCTAAATGAAACGAATTGTATTATAACAATGGAACACAGTGAATGTTGTTCTATTCAGATACACCACCATATACCAAGTCTTTATATGTTAACGGATGCAGTTGTTAATAAAAAGTTACACGATAATGCAGTATTTTCATCATTTGATATAGCATCTGAAGTTATGGAATTTCATTTTTCAAATTATGTAGGATATGTACCGTTAGCAACTACGATACATGAAAAGTTCACAAATGGATTTTTCAAAATCCCAATTGAATTGGTAAAAGGAAATTATCAATATTTTCTAAACAATTACCTTCAATATTTAGATGATGAAGACCAACAAGTTATATTACAGAGGTTATCTATAAAATTAGAAGATGTTAAACATGCATGGACGAGTGGAAATTATCCAGCATTTTCTCCCACACAGGATGAAGATAGCGAATTTTAAAAAAATAAAGGTAATTTAAAAATATGATAACTATAGATCAAGATGCAAAAATTGGAAGTAGACAGCCATATGAAATAGATAATATGGGAGAACGGTATAGAACATCTACAGGAATATATACCTTTTCGTCTCCATCCTTAGAAGTATTGGATAACCATTTATTTTATCTATTAAAAAATTCTAAAGTTAATAAGTTCGATCAGAAGTATTTATACAATCCTTCATATTTATCATATGATGAATATGGAACAACTAATTTGGAATATGTTTTAATGTATATAAATGGTGTTTATTTACCAGAAGAATTTGATTTATCAGATGTTATTATTCCAACAATGGACGCAATTGTATATATTTGTAGAGATAAGTATTCAGTCGAAAAAGCCCCATCATCATTTGAAATGATAAATTGGTAGGAGAATCATGGCGATTAATATTAAACGCGAATTCGAATTGTTACGAGGAACTGATAATCTATTAGAATTAGATGCCAAAGGTATAAAGAAAGTATCTATAGAAAACGGTCAAAAATTACTATCAAATGTTATTGAAATGACCGAAACACACATTGAACATTTTGGAAAAAAAAGAATATCAAAACAGATAAAACATATTAATGAAGTAGCTATCGTAAATATAGACACCTATCCATTATACGTATCATATAATATCCCCACAGATCAAATCATTTTAAATCTTTCTCCATTCAACGTAACAACAATTACCGCAATAAGACCAGATCCAAGAAATATATATGCAGCATTAATGTATGGAACGTGTTTTAGAGATATAGTAAAATCTAAAGGTAAACATATTAAAGATAGATATGCTGCAGTATTTGCAAGTTATTTTACAAGTATGATGATTCAAATGTTTGGTAGAGAGTATGGATTATTGGCGAAATATTCACGCCAAATACCAATGTTAAAATATATCATATCATGTTATGTTTTAGTTTCATTTTTTAATACTCCAAATGATAAGGCATATATGGCCGCACGAGCAATATCTGGTTATGCGGATGAAGATTTAGAAAAGAATATTGCATCATTTGATCTTAATAATATAGGAGCAATGATCGATGCCCTCTCTAAATTGGGGGTACTACCCGGAATAAATAAACCATTATTTATGGGAAAACTTTTAAAATATGTTGGAGTTCAATTTATACCCGCATTAGAAGATGCCGCTAGAATGATTTCCTTATCAACTGCATCAATAATAAAAGGTAGTAATATTATTCCAACGTTTATAAGAAGATATAATGAAGATGAATTTTCAAATATTTTAGAATTGGGAAAGGCGGGAATGTCGTGAGTGAAAGTAAAGATCTAAGTAATTTAACTGGAATCTATAGGGCAAAAGTTACCGATAATGAGGATCCACTGAGGGCAGCTCGGGTAAAAGTTTGGATACCTGATATTATGCCAAAGATAGATGATTCACAGGGAATTTGGGCAATGCCTGCTAATAATGCAATAGGCGGACGAAATCTTGATGGTGGATCCAATGCATCATTTGGGGGTCAGTGTTTGATTCCACCCAGAGGTACATATTGTTTTGTTTTTTTTGAATGTGGGAATCCAAGTAGGCCGTATTATTTTGGAGCATTAGACCTGTCCGGATCTCAGAGTGCTCTACCCGAATGTAGAGTTGGAAAAAGTCCATCAGATAAATGGGTTTTACTAAAGTCTCCCGATGGAAGATGTATAACAATATCAGACGATCCATCGGATTGTAGAGTTGAGATTACAGGAAAGAAAAGAAACATTAACGATCCGCCAAATGGCGATACAGAATCTGTATATGAGATCGATACAAATCAGACAACGATATTACTTGATGAAAGAACTGGAAAAGAAAAATTACTAATACGATCATACAAAGGAGATTTTATAAATTTTGATATTGAAACCCAACGATTGGAGATACGAGTCAGGAATAAAATAGATTTGGTGTGTGTAGGAGAGTTTAATTTATTCTCAAGTAGTGATATGAATATAACTTCTCAGGGGGTATTGACGTTAAGTGCAGTCAATGGAATTGTAATACAATCCGGACTGACAGTGAACGTTCAGGCAGCAGCTGATGTTAATGTGCAATCATGGGGATTGGCAAAAATTCAAGGAATGGTGAGTACGAGTATTCAGTCGGCTGGATCAGTTAATATAGACGCTCCAATTTTGAGTGAATTAAATGGTACATCAATACCACCAATACCACCATTTATGCCAATTATGCCAGTACTTCCATCTGGAAAACGCGATCCTATCATAGGAGATATTTAAAATGTCAGAATTATCAATTATGAAAAAAGGACTATGTTCATCTTTGCAAGTAACTGCTGATATATTGTTAACTATAGCCGAGGGAGTTGCGCAAGTGATTCTCAAAGAAATAAACCTTATAATAGATTTTTTAAAGATATTACATTTTTCTCCAGCACCATTTATATACGAACAGATAGCTAAATTAACAAAGGGATATAACCAATTTTGTCCAAATCTATCTGGAGCAGATGATCTTATAAATATGATCAATCAGTGTAATTTTTACAATAATACAGTTTTTGGATCTCCGACAGCAGCACTTAACGCCGCCAAAGCCGCTTTAATGGGTAATGCAATGTCGGTTATTAGTAACATAGTATCACATTTACCAGAATTTACTGCAGCTCAAATGTTTGAAACATTATTAGAACAATTATCAACAAAGTTTATGTTTGATAAACAGATCGATAAAATTAAAAAAATCCTTGGATGTATACAAGCAATATGTGGCGTCGATATAGAATCATATCTACGTAGATTGAATGGTCTGTTAACTATGTTGTATATGGGATCGAGTGGAGAATTGGATTGGAGAAAATTTTTAGAAGCTGGTGGAATTAAGGATATAAATAAGCAACGACTAATGGATGATTGTAGAGCCGCTATTAAAGATGCCAATACTGCATTCGATAAAAGTTTACTCGATATTGCTGATGTATTAGATAAAACTAAGTGGTTTGATCCATTTGATCCATGGCCAGATTTTGCAGTACCTGGCTAAAATAATATTTGACAAAGTATATTTTTTAGTGTAAAGAAAGAATAGATAATTGTGAACACGTGAAAAGGAGAATTCTGTGATTAAATTTTTACAGGCAGAAAAGGGTAAAAATCGAGATGTTTATAGGGATGATAAATTTTTAATTCATTTAAAAATGGAATCCAATACAATATCTAATAAATTCGATATCATTGCAAATTATATAGGAGAAATATCAAACTTTTCTCCAGATTTTGATGAGTGGTTTGAATCATTTTTATGTGAATACATCTTCGCAGAACAGGCTCGATATTTAGTTCTTGAAAAACATATTAATACCATTAAAAAATATTCAGATGATTATATCACTTCTAAAAATATAGATTTTTCAAAATTTTCTGATATTACAAAAACGAAAAAAAATAGTATCTTCTTTCAAGGTTATGAGATTGAAAACATCATCAGATCATCTTGCTATTTAAAATTATATGCTGTTATTTCAAATAGTGATAATTTACGATTAGATTATAGACTTCATAAAAAAGCATATAATGAATTTTTGAAAGATATCGGTGAAGAACTGATTGCAAAAATATATATGATTGTTCAGACAAAAACGTTTAAGTATAATCAAACTGATAGATATATGTGGGAGCATATTAAAGTTCTTAAGTGTAAGTCTATAGATACTCATGCCATAGAGATTTTTAATACGATAATGAATAACATTATCGTTCTGTGTTCAATTGATATGAATCCTATAATATACTTTACAACTATTGTTGATGAGTCTATAAAATGGACATTAAAGACAGCATATGAAGCTAAGATAATATATGATGATAGTATATCAACAGAAGATATACATGGTCCCGGGTCTGATAATTTAAAGACGTATGCATATAATGATACATTGGGGCGGTTAAAAGCTATAGCGTATAAACAAATATATGAAACTGTAGAAAAAACATCACTCTCCCTAAATCCTGAAAAATCAGATCACTTATTTACAATCATACACCAAAGGATTAAAAATGCGTCATATATATCACCATTTTGTGATTTTTTAGTATACCCAATTATCTCAAAAATAACTCAAATACCATATGATAATTTTAGAGCTTTAACCCCAGAGCATGCAATCGTACTTTCAGTATACCTTCAAAATTTAATTAGAAAAGTTTTTGAACATGAATATAAGATATTATTTAAAATGTTGAGTTATTATCCAACATCACAACCATCTTTACAAACAACGTATAAGTTAAAAAATATGTCATTGTTTATAACATTGGCAAATTCTGTTGACGATTTCTTTGGATTTAAATCAAAAGTTTTATTAGCTAATATGATAGGAACTTTTGTTGGAAAAGTTGCTCGTGTAAATTTTGTAGATGTCTTTACAGGAGAAGAATTAAACGGAATTCCTGTCTCCAAATTAGAGACTGAAATGATACAGTTTTATGTTTTATTATTTTCTAATAAATTAGATGATTATATAAGTAAGATACGAGAAGAAATGCTCAGAGATTTTTAATGTTTGAGGTGCGTGCCAACAAAATATAAAATTAACATGAGGTTTTTTATTATGAAAAAAGATCAAATTAAAACTATCACTCTTGAAAGTAATAAGATAAAGACTATTTTAAAACGGGTTAAAAAGATTACAGAATCCATAGAAGGTGGAGTGGATGAAAGATTAAAATGGTTGACAGACAGAGATTTTAGAAAAAAGACATTTGAGGAAAAACCAGAATGTTATATGGTGATAAGAACTACATATGGTAACGACCTCCCATTGGTTCCTATTTGCAACAGAATGGCGTTAGATGATCCTAAGGTAATCTTGGGCGCATTAGTAGTAGCCAAATCGTTCTTAGGGGATGCTAGGGTAGAACAGGACCATCTTAACTTTATAATCGATGATCTTGCAAAATTAGTTGGACGAAAACTTGATAGATAAAGTAGACGTTGCAGTAAAAATACTCCTGGAGAATATTTAATGTTATTAAAATTTCTAGATGTAGAACATTTCGTTGTGACCAATGCATTAGTTCCGGTTACATCAACGGACATCTACACAAAGGATGGTAACTTTGATGAAAATGGACTATTCTCAGACGTGATCTTTGGAAAAGATTCTGACGTTAGAAAAAAGTCGTTTTCATATATTAATTTAAATTGTGAAATTGTTCATCCAACCGCATTAGATATTATAAATCGATTAGATAGGAAATTAATAGATTTTATATTTACATACGGAACATATCTTCTAGATGATGAAGGAAGTTTATACGAAGATCCAAATGGATTATCCGGAGTTGAGAATTTTAAAAAGATCTTTCAAAAAATTAAATTTAGAGGAGGAAGCTCCGAAAGAGAATCCTTCATTAAATTAATACAAGAATCTTATAATTCTGGAGTATTATTTATTAGGAAGATACTAGTAATACCACCCGAATTTAGACCAGTTTTTAAAGATCCTGCAACGGGAGAAGAAATACGAGATGCACTTAATGATTTTTATATTAAAATATTAAGACACTCAAATACAATGAGATCTGCATCGGGCGGCGGAATATTTTATGATATACTAAATGCTAATATGCAGAAAAGTGTTAATGATTTTGATGATTATATCAAAGCAAAACTCGGTCATAAACACGGACTGATCCGTGAGCAAATACTTGGTAAGCGTGTTGATTTTTCAGCAAGAACCGTAATAGTGAACGGACCAACTTTAAAACCACACGAGGCTGGTATTCCAATTGGACGAGCAGTCTCAATATTCGAGCCTTTTATATTAAACGTAATACTTAAGAAAAAAGCGAATGTTGATAATGATCTACTAATTCAGAAAATTAAAGAATTTGTTCATCAAGAATTTTCAATAGATGCTGTAAAAAAATTATTACTTTCTATAAAAAATAATGATACTGTTCCAAGCGATCTTTTTGAAATGATGTTTATAGTTGTATCAAAAGCTATGGAAGGAAGATTGGTTCTATTAAAACGAGATCCCGCACTAAGACCAGAATCGGTAAGGGCATTCGTTCCAATATTAACAAGAAATGATGTTATATCAATTAGTAATCTTATAACTTCTGGATTTAATGCTGATTTTGATGGGGACATGATGGCTGTTATACATCCGCTATCAAATGAAGCACAAGAAGATGCTAAAAAAATGATACGTGTACAATCCGCTGATAATATGTCAGCTATGACGATTAAATTAGCTAAAGATACGGCAATTGGGATATATATCCTTACAAAGGATTATCCTATAAACAAAAAGCCAATTCAAATTACCGAGGAGCTATTAGAGAAATCTACCGATCCAACTACTCCAGTTATATATAAAACTAAAGTTACAACTATGGGCCGAGCAATTTTTAATTCCTGCTTACCAGAGGGATTTAGATTTATAGAAACACCAATCAAAAGTTCAGATATGGATAAGTTACTAGATGAAATCTATCGTAAGTATGCAGCTAAAGCTGTGTCTAATGCAGCATATAAGTTAATGTTATATGCCTATAAATTTGTAACTATTGCATCTCCATCACTGACTATAGATAATTTTATAATGCCAGATTCAATAATAAAAGAAAAAGAAAAATTAGAATTAAGTCAATCTGTAGATGAAAATATAAAATTATTAGATAAATTGCAGAAAATGATGGAAGCACATTTCTCAGGAACACCGCTACACGACCTTATAGAATCTGGTGCGTCTAAGGGTTGGGGACAGCCATTTCAGATCTTTGTATCAAAGGGATTTGTTACAGACGTTAAAGGAAATTTATTACCACCGATTAAGGGATCATATGCTGAGGGGCTGAGTGCAGAAGAACACTTTAATGCTTCATATGGATCTAGAAAAGGAATTGTAGATAGAGTTATCAGTACATCAGATACGGGATATACATCTCGCCAATTAGTATATCTTTTAAATGGTGTAGAATTAGATCCACATAATGAGGATTGTAAGACTAAAAGAACTCTTCCTGTTAGATTAAACAAAACTATTATCGGGAGATTAGAGGGAAGATATATTGTTGATAAGGGAACCTCAAAAGAATTTATAAAATCCAATTATAAAGAAGGTGATGTTATTAATTTAAGAAGTCCGATATACTGTACAGCTAAAAATAATAAAATTTGTTTAACATGTTATGGTAAAAAAGTTGCCGCCAGAGTTAAAACTCCATATATAGGAGTTTTAGCAGCTCAATTGATTGGTGAAGAGGGTACTCAGGCGACAATGAGGAACTTCCATTGTTTTCAAGGACTTACGTTAATCGTTACGGATAAATATGGGATAATATCTTTTAAAGATCTTTGGGATAGAACTGAGACAAGCATTAGTGAATTGGATGGATGTGAAGAAAAACTAATCGATTCATGTTCTGTGTTAGATAAAGATGGATGGACAAAAATCTTAAATATAAAAAGACATATAAAAAATCCAAACTCTAAAATAATGTTTATGAGAATTCGTGGTGGACAATTTTTAATATGTCAGGATAATCATCCACACATGCTTTCTAATTTAAACGATTCAGATCAACATTTTAAAGAAACTATTTTAACAGAAAATAGTAATTATGAAAATTATAAAGCAGTTACAGATAATCAGATCGCAAAATATTTTGGTAAAACTGACGATGAATTAATGGAAACAATATGTGAAATTTTAAATTCTGAAAGATTAGAAATAACTAGAAACATCGTTTCATTTAACTCAGATTCTTTAGAAAACATACAGAAATTAATGATATTATTATGTTACTTTAACATATCGGTTGGAGTTCGTCCAATAATGGAAAATTATAAAAATAAGCAATTATTCAATTTATCTTTTGCTCCAACATTAAGTCAGAAGTCTTATTTTAACACATGCAATAAGATGAAATCATTTCGATATTTACCAGATCAATTTATTAATAGACATACAGATGTTATATCTGTATATAAGGAACTTCCATTTTATAACGAAGATTTTTTATATGACATATGTACAGAGTCATCAACGCTTATTGCAAATGGCATGTGGGAACATAATTCTGGAGGAGCTGTTAAGTTAGAAAATAAAGATATTCTTAAAGATTTAGTTGAGAATGGCAAAGGATTGGAGAAATAATTCCAATGATAAAATTATCAGATTATTTTAAACAGGAGAATCAAAAATTATATGCTAAAGAATCGTGTAGTATTTCTCTATCTAAAGATCAGTATGACTTGGATGATAATTACACTATATATGAAAACGAGAAAATTCTGGCCGTTAAAGGCCTAGTCTCAGTTTGTAGAATATTAGAAGAAGACATAACGTTTGATCTTATTTTAGATTATTCTATCAACTTAAATATAGTAGTAGAATTAGAAGATCTAAAAAATGAAATTGTATTGCACTATAATAAGAATGATCTAATTTTTACAGTTCCTGTCGAACATCATGATGTTAGAAGTAAAGTTCTATACATTAGAAGATTATTGGGTGGCAATGAAATTTTTAAAGATTCTACTCACTTAGTTATGAAATTAGCAAATATGTATTCAAAGTTTGATCTTATACATTTGGAAGTATTAATCTCGCAATCACTTAGAGATAAAGATCGTCCAATTTTACCCGCACGGGTTGGGAAAGATCCAGACCATCCTAAAATGGCTAATATTAAAAAAGATATTTTTTATAGTGGTTTTATCCAAGGTCTTGCATTTGAAAACATCAATGAAGCCATTAGAACAGGATTAAGTGCCGAATATAATCTTGAACCAACTATTTTAGAAAAAGTATTTTTGGGCGAAATTGTTAAACCGCCCGAAAAATAATTTAACGAGGAAATATTATAATGGTCCGAATCGATCAATTAAAATTATATAATCAAACAACTGATGGTGTTAGATATATTAGGCATGGGGATGAAAAATATCTGATTGCTTTTTTATCTGAAAATTCGACTCTTTTGAACAGTTATTCTAAACTTAATATAAAAATAACCGATGTCAAATATGTCTCAGTGCCGTATACAAAAATGCCAAGAACCATATTAACATCACAGTTAAAATCGAAATATAAAACTTTAGGATTAAACTCATTACAGTCTAATATACGATTAACATCAGCTCAAAATTTATTATATGATCCATCGGAATATATTATAGAACTTGATAAAAAATATAAACCACATCATTATAGAATGTTTGCCGGAACTCAGATTAGAAATGTTTTAAATACGGGATTCTATCTTTATAAAGAATATAAAAAAGTATTGTTATATTCTATCGATTTGACCAAACCTATACAATCTAACTTTACATCAAGAAAGATTTTTCCAATTTTACAAGATTTAAAATCTGGTGAATTTGAATATGATTATTTTTTATTTAATGTTATATCAGAGCATGGAAGCAGATATCGTTTATTGGTAAAAGATAGAGATTTTAAATTTAATCTTGTATGGACATATGTGAAGAGCATAGCCGTCAAACCATCTGTACAAAAAGAATTGGATAGTTCCGATAAATATAAAACAGGTGGTGCTATTTTACCATCAGCAGATTTTGTAGAAGATATTCCGGATGATGAACGAGTCAATAACGCAGTTTCAAAACTAGCACCACATATCGATCCAATAGTAAAGAAAGATAATGTGACAAAAGTTAAAAATTTCGTATCAGATTTTTTAAAGAAAAATCCTCAAATTGTTGATAAAATTGAAACAACTGATGATGTAAGCTCTACAGATGCTCAAAAAATTGCGATAGGTTCGATATTGGATAAGACCATTAATAATTCTCAGAAGGCCATGAAACTCATTAGAAATATAGAACCTTCTAAGACACAAAAGATTTTATCTAAAGTAGACGCTACATTTACAGATAAATTTATAGAAAAAACAAAAGTTGCATCCACATCTGATAATCAAATTGTCCAACTTGCAAATGTATCAAAATTAAATGATCATAAAAATCCAATACATCTTTTTGAAAAGAGATCAATTGACTTTAAAACTAACCTTCAAAAAGATATAGAATCTGTTTTTAAAGTATTAGAAAATAGAGATATTCCTCTATATACCGAATCTGTAATTTTAACAGATTCTCCATCTAAACCTGGAGAAATTAACAAATCTGAAATAACGTTGGCAACTATAACAATTGTAGATATGTTTAAAAATAAGCATATAATACGATTGGAAATACCGAAGATAAATACCGATACTGGAGTATTTACAGTTAATGGTAAATCAAAATGTTTAATCAATCAAATGGTCCAGTGTCCAATTTCATTTCCGAGTCCGGGAGATTCTAAATTTGAAAGTGCATATTCTACTTTTCACATAGAAAGTAAGCATATTAAGAAATATTCTTATTTAAGATCCTACATAGGATCTTTTAAAAATCTACCATTATTAGTTGTAATATCCTTCATGTTTGGTTTTGAAAACAGCATGAAATCATATGGAATAGATTATGAGATATCCGATAAAGCTCCCAATAAAATAGATAGTAATGTAGTGAAGATTAATGATACTACATTTGTATACTTTAAAAATGTAAACACTGATTTGAAAGCTCAATTATGTAATTCTTTTAATGAAGCAACTCCTTCTCGATATAATATTGATAAACCATTATTAAGTAGAGAATATTTTGAAGAATTACTGCAGGCGATAACGGGAACAATCTCAGCATCGTATCATATTAATCGTATTTTCGATAATATCTTAGACCCAGCCTCTACTCAAGTTCTTATGATACAAGGATTACCACATGATTTAGATTTAATTATAAAATATATGTCTGAAAAAGTAGTGTCTGGATTCTCACAAGATAAAAATGATCTTAGCAATCAGCGAATAAGAGGATCCGAAATAATAGCCCATTTAATTGTAAAATCTGTATCTCAGGCATATACCATATATAGAAACCAGGTGTTATCTGGAAATAAAAATGCTATATTTGAAATACGAGAAAAAGATATACGGTCTGCATTTTTAACAAGTGATATCGTGTCTAATATGGAATACGCCAATCCGGTTGAGGAAATGGCAGTAATGTTGAGAGTGTCTCCTATTGGTAGTGGAATAGGTGGCTTAAAAAATAAGGCGGCAATTTCCTCCGAATATAGAAATGTACACCAATCATATTTTGGAAATATAGATCCTCTTGATACTCCGGAAGGTGGACAGATTGGAGTTGTTCAACAATTAACTTTAGACGCTGAAATTTCATCTACACGCGGCATATTTAATATAAAAGAAGTAGATCCGACTCATGGATCGGGAATTTTATCAACTTCATCGGCATTAATTCCATTTACTAGTTCTAATGACGGTAATAGAATTATGTTCGCATGTAGCCAGCAAAAACAAATGTTACCTTTAAAAAATCCAGAACCACCCGCAATTATGACCGGATACGAATCTATATTAACAAATATACTAACTCCTAACTTTGTAAAAAAGTCTCCAGTAGATGGTATTATAACAGATGTAACGAAAGATAAGATTTCTATAGCTTCTAAAGATGGAAAATCATATAGCATAGATCTTTCACCAATACATTTAAGTTCTGGTTCTGGTAGAGATACCTTAAGCATTTTTATTCCTAAAGTTTTAACACATCAAAAAGTTAGAGAGAAAGAAATTGTCGCAGAAAGCAGTTCAATCAAAGATGGTACTATTTCATTGGGTAGAAATCTCTTAGTTGCATACATGCCATATAAGGGATATAGCTTTGATGATGGTATTATTATAAATGAGAATTTAGTAAAAAATGAACAGCTAGTCTCTCTTCATGCCATAGTTGAAGAAATCTTAATATCGGAAAAAGATAGAATTTTATATATAGTAGAACCCGGAACAAAAACTGAAAAGGGTGATATTTTACTTAGAAAAACTATTGGTGAAATAGAGGAATTATTGGGATTTGAGGAAGATGAAACCTCGGTTATGAACGGGCAGGATTTGATAAAGAAGAGCCCTGGAGGAGTTGTCGTCGACATAGAATTATATTCAAATATAGATATTTCAAAGAATCCTAAATTAAAAGAGTTTGGTGATAAAACACGAGAACGACACGGGACTGCTCCAAAAGAAAAATTTTCTGTTGGTGGTAAACTCATAAAAGGAATTCTTATAAAGTTTAAAATCCAGCAGGAACTTTCTATCGATCTTGGGGATAAAATGACAGGTAGATACGGTAATAAAGGAGTTGTGTGCTATATCGAAGAGAACTCTAAAATGCCACTCTGTCCATGGGGAGATCATGTCGATATAATATTAAACCCATTGGGTGTAATATCAAGAATGAATGTTGGACAGATTTATGAAACATATTGTGGCCTTATATCTAAAAGTCTTGCTGGAATGATGGCACATAATACAAAAGAAAGATTTATTCATGCTTTAAAATATGTTTTACCGTTATTAGATGGTACACAAAATAAAGAATATAGTACAAATGTGATCGAGGGTCTTGTAGCAACAACTGATAAACAATATCTTAAAATAATGGAAAAAATAAAAAATGATAGATTTTTTCCAATCATAGTACCGCCTTTTAAATCTCCAACAGTTCAATCTATTAAGAAAGCATTGGATATTTTGGGATTAAAGAGTGGATATAATTTATATCTTCCAGAATTTGATGTTAAGACAACCAATGCAGTTCCTGTTGGATATCTATATATGTCTAAACTGGAGCATATTGCCAGATTAAAATCACACAGCAGATCTACAGGACCCGTCACAAGTAAAACAGGTCAACCTACGGCAGGTAAGCGACGAGAGGGTGGACAGAGAATGGGAGAATTGGATTCATACTCCATATTGTCATATAATGTACCACATTTAGCGTCTGAAATATTCAGTTCAATGTCAGATGATATTAAATCTAAAAATGAAATGATATCTGAAATTGTACAGACTGGAGAAACTACATTTAGATATCCTCAAGTCACTCCAGCAAAAGATTTATTATCAAGTTATTTCTTAGCTATGATGTTGGACCAAAGAGAGATGGGTGAGCTGTTATGAGCATTAAAGACGAGGTATATACACGAGCATTAACATCATCTTTATTTCCACTTCCCGAATATGATCCTGATGAAGATACTGAAAATCAAGAAATAGATCCGGAATTAGAAGCTGATATGTTTGATATTATTAATAATATAGGAACACCTGAATTTAAAAATCTATATCTTATAACGAGTTATTCTTTTAAGAATATGGATTTGGATACACAGATTAGGTTTTGTTTCGATATTATGGATAAAATTTCTGAAGTATATGGATTTATATCACCAACTACCTTATATTATAATAGTATGAATGATATTAAAAATGTATATGAATTTTTAGAATTTTTAGAATTTAAAAATTCTCTATTCCTGCAGATAATCTTAACAGGGCTTGTATCTGACATGCGAAGATTAGATATTGATAAATTTTTAGAGGAAAATTGGGATAGGTTAATAAATAGAATAAATAATGTAACAAAGCAGATTACAAATCCTATAATTAATTCGTTTTTATTAATTAATACAAAAGATAATTTAATGCAATTTTTAACTAGACTTATTAAAAGAAATATGTTAGATGTAACTTTAGAATTTTTTAAATTATAAAAAGTAGGAGAATAAATTAATGGCTGATGTAGTTGTAAAGAAGAATGGTATGGAGTTTATTAGAGTACCCCGTGAGATGGTATTGGATATTTCCCATACTGCAGATGGGATAGTGATAACGTTTAAGGATGGTTTTTTGATGAGATATAGCGATGTATATATGCCATCACATACAAAGGAAATGATCAGAACATCGTTAAATATTGCAAATGCTACTTTGGAGATTGATGTTGCAAATTATAATAAACCAGTAACATTAAATATGATAACCGCATAACATTAAAAATATGTAAGTCTATATATATTAATTTATAGAAATGAAGAAACATGTTATAAAAAATAATAGGAGGATTTATGGATTATCGGGATTATAAGGACTTGGAGGAAACCTCAGTAGAGGTTTACGAAACAGTTGCGCCAGAGAATGAATTTTTTCACTCTATTTATATAGGTGGTAATGACAGAACTAATCATAAAAATATTGTAGAGCGTTCTGGATATTTTCATATACGTGGAGTAGATTACAATCTGGATGAAGTCTATATGGTTGTCATCCACACCAAAACCGTGTTAGCAAAAATGAAAACAGTTGACATGAAGCAGAAGGTTGCTTGTTTTTGTTATCAGAATCAGACTCCATGGGTTGGAATCAGTGGTCAGGCATGTCCGAGAACGTCTCCAGAAAGAAGAAAAGTAGAATTTTGTAGCACTTGTAGAAGTCAGTATATTTTAGCAGGAATTTTGACGGATAAAAATGGTCGTCCGACCAAAGACGAAAATGACAAATCTATATTCGCATTTCTACGTGCAAATGGAATTAAATTTTCAGCAGCATTTGAATATATTAAAGAATTGAGTCAGTTGGAGTTGACTCCAATCTGTCAGCCCGTAACAGAAGAATCTAAAAGGTTTGAAAAGTCCAACGTCAACATTAGACGATTTGTAACAAAAATTACAAAAGGCACTTCTCAAACCGCATATGGCGTAAAGTCCATATTTAAATTGGCATATGGTAATCAGTTACCAGATGCACAGGTTCCAAATATTATGAAAATCGCTCAAAATACTCTAGAAAAATTTCATGAAAAATTTGACTGGAGTCGTACTTTGGGAAAAAAGAGTGATGTCGTAAACGTATCTGGATACGGCGAAGAATCTACACCTAAGAATGAACCTGCTAAGTTCGACGACTATGCGGCTACACCAGCCACTCCGCCGAAACCCGCCGAATCAGCTCCTGTTAATTCAAACGACGTAAGTTTCGAAGATGTAAGTTTTGATGATGTTCCATTTTAATACCATAATATAGGTATTCTTTATTTTAAATACGGAGAGATGTTTACATCTCTCCTTTCTTTCGTATAACCCTAAATATTTATTAAATCTAGTATTCCCTCAGCTATCTCATTAATTTAAAACAATTGTTATATTAATTAGTTTATCTGCTTCAAAATATCAAAACCTAAAAAATTTAAGGAGAACTGATGAGTTCACAAACATCGCACCGGGAAAGACTTGACATTTATGAATTAACGATTCAAGAAATAAAAGCACTTATTAAAACAAATATTAAAAATACTATAGCCTGTTGGGAATCTGGTAAAAAGATTGATAAGCAGACTTTTCATATTATTGGAGATGCTGGTGTTGGTAAGACATCATCCGCTTATCAGTTAGCAGAAGAATTAACTCAAGAAACGGGAAAATCTTTTTCTATTATTAAGATTCAATCTCCAGTTTTATCAAGAGATGATCTTTTATGCCCATTCCCAGAAATAAAGAAAGAAAAATTTAAAATGTTACTGTCAGATTTTATACCGACAGATCCGGATATATATGGATTGTTCGTAATCGATGAAATGTCTCGAGGAGATCATAATTTGCAACAGTTAATGTGGCAGATTATGAACGAGCAGATGATTCATACGTATGCCTTTCCAAAGGGATGGTTTGTATTATGTATGGATAATCCTGATGATGAAGGATATAGCATGAATTACATTGAAGATGTAGCCGGTCTACGAAGGTCCTGTCATCTATATTGCGGAGTATCTGTACGAGCATTTATTGAATATGCCAGACAGATGTCATTCCATCAACTAATCATCGATTTCATAGAAGCCAATCCTGATAAATTATATGATCATGAAGCCAAAAAGCTCGGTAGAGTTTTCGCCAATCCTGCATCTTGGGAGAAAGTTAGTAATATATTATGTGGATATGATACAATAGGTAAGGATGGTATATCCTCAAATATGAATAACATAGAGGTTGTTACTGGCGGATTACTAAATGCGTCTATGGCAAGATATTTTATGGATTTTGTAACAGATAATACAAAATCTATAAATCCAGAAGATATCTTCTATAAATATGACACGATTCGCCCAAAGATTGTCGAGATGTCCAAAAATACAAATAATCCCAGATTAGCTGATACCACATCGGCATTGACTGATTGGATTTTCCAAAAGAGAATTCCGATCGAAGAAATAACGGATGAAAATGTAGAAAATATTATAAATTTCTTAACTGATATACCACTCGATGTTACGTCTATGTTTTTCGCAGCAGAACATGAAAAATATAACGTTAATCAGGAAGGTTTCTTTTATCTAATTGATTTTAATCATAAATTGCAAGACTCTCCGAGATATTGCGAAGAAATTGAGAAACCACAGGAAGAAATTACAAGAGAAGCACTCAAAAGAAAACACGAGCTTGTAACTAGTTAATATCTTATTAAAATTTTATATTAAGGCAATATCTAATACATCATTCAAGTATTAGATATTATTAAATTTAGTATTTTAATAGACCGTCAGACGGATAGTGTCAGAAAATGTGTTTCCGATTGCATACTTTTGAGATGCATGACGATTCACATCTGGCATTATCCATAGACGACAGCGCGAGACGTCAATGTCTCATATATGGGAGGTCGGCAATTTTCTCTAAGACATTAGTTTGGAGATTTGCGCTAAAATATGATAGTAACAGCTGAAGAAAAATTATCTAGAGCGATAGCTGGTATGGTAAATGTAGATTCATTTTGGGGTTATTTATTCAGTCACGTACAACGAACCTGTGCTCCGGAGAGTTTTAAATATGCTATGGGTATAGGACCAACAAGTCGGGGTACATTAGAATTGATATATAATAAAGATATGATATTACAGACAGACAGTAATACTATCGAGCTAATCCTTGAACATGAAGGTTGGCATATATTAAATAAGCATATCTTGAGGCGTGCGAAGATATTGGATGAATTCGGCTTGTCTTTAAATGATATGAATGAGCAGACAGATGATAAGGATAAAGTTTTAAAAATTGCTAATAAAAAGTTATTTATCAAATTTTTATGCGATATCCATAATCAGGCAGCTGACATGTCTGTTAATTACCTTATTCACGCACCAGATTCTCTCAACATTAAAACTGAAAATTCCGACATATATACCCTAGTTCATGCTCGCAATCAAGATCCTCCATTGGAAGATGGCAAAACGACAGAATATTATTTTATCGAGTTGTATAAAAAATATAAAGATAAGTCTGAATCTGTTGGAATTGGATCATTGTTAGATGATCATGATGGATGGGATACGGGCGATCTTAGTGAGGATAATTCTTTAATAAATTCCAAAATAGACTCCTATATAAAAAAATTAGTGTATAATTCGTATAAACATACACGAGATCGGGGAAATTTACCTGGAAAATTAAAAGAATTAATTGATGGTATATTATCTCCACCGAAAATTCCATATTATCAAATGATAAAGAGATTAATACGTGCCTCACGGATTGCTAAAATAAAAAGAGCACCTACTAAATTTAATAAAAAACGTTCATATGCATTTTATATGCATAAAAATGGAAAGATGGATTTTTTACCATACCCCGGAACAAAAAGGGATGAAACGTTTAAATTAGTTATCGGTATAGATACATCTGGATCCATGTCCACAGAGGCATGTATGGAAGGATTATCTGCTTGTAAAAGTATTATAGAAAACGATCCAAATTGTTATACAAACGTACTACAGTGTGACACCGAAGTAGTAGATGAATATACAATTAAAAAGCTCTCTGACATAAAATTTGAACTTAAAGGTCGGGGTGGCACCAGGTTAGCTCCAATGTTAAAACGAGCACAAGAATTAGATTGTGATGTTGCATTGATTTTTACTGATGCTGAATGTGAAGATTTTACAAAAATTCCAAGATCCGAAATGCCTAAAAAAGTTGTTTGGGTAATTCCACACGATGCAAATGATTCTACTATTGCGGGTACGGGATTTATTATACGAGTTGATATGCAGTAATATGTACTGTTGGGAGGGGCTATTCTGAAAAGGGTAGTCCCTCTCATTTAAAAAACTGGAGGTTTTAATTGAAACGAAAATATTATTACGATAGAGATAAGATATGTTTAATTGTTGACACATCAAATGACAATTCAAAGATAGCAATTGAATGTGGTCTTAAAAAAATAGAAAAACTAATTAAGTCATGTAACAGTAAAAAGATGGTAGTTATCGATACAATATCGAAAAAAGAATATAAAATTAAAAATTTAGATGAAATAACATATCCAACTTTTGACGGGACGGGGGATATAGTATCTGCATTGAAAAGATCATTAGAGTTGGAATCGGATCTCACATTCGTATTTACCAATTGTAAAAAACTTGATGTAGAAAAGAAAGATGTTCCAAGATGCATTTTATGGGTTCTTCCCGATGAAACAATTTCTATTGATAATTTTAGTAATATAGGATACATAGTCAAAGAAATTGGTGAGAATACTTTAGATTAGTGGGTGCGACAATGAATAGATTAGATTGGGATCAGTATTGGATGGGAATAGCAAAATTAACTGCTTCTAGATCGACATGTTTATCACGGTCTGTCGGTGCAATTTTAGTTAAAAATAATCAATTATTATCGACTGGTTATAATGGTGCATTGCCAGGACAATCACATTGTACAGAGAGTCAAGATGGATGTCATCGCAGATCTATGAATGTATCTGACAACTCCAAATATGATGTGTGTAGATCTTCACATGCCGAAGCCAATGCTATAGCATTGGCAGCGAAAATTGGAATTCCCATAGACAATTCAACATTATATTGTACATTATCACCATGTTTTACATGTTCTAAATTATTAATAATGTGTGGTATTAAAAGAGTTGTTGTTGAATTAATATACACATCTTTAAATAAAGAACGTGACGAAATGTGGTTGCGTTTTTTAAAAGAAAATGATATAGACTTTAAACGTTTAAAACTGGAAGGGATGAAAGATAATTTACTAGATATCTTTCAGGATGAAACATCCAAAAGAAAAATTTAAAGGAGTATAAGATGCAAATATCTGAAATAATTGAAAAATTACAAGAAATTCAGGATATGTGTGGTGAGGATATAGAGGCTTTAATCGAAGTATGTGATGAGCATACAGGAGAATATTCTATTATTCCTATCGGCGAAGTCTCTTGTAGTGATAGAGATGGATATGGACTATCTGTTTTATTTTTAATATAATGTGGGGGTTCTATGGGAAAAAGTAAATCATCTAATGATTATACCGCAGATAAAATTAAAGTTTTAAGTGAAATTGCTCATATTAGAGCTAATCCCGGAATGTATATTGGGGAAATCTCAACCCCAACACATTTATTAAAGGAACTATTGGATAATGCATTTGATGAATGTATGAATGGTTTTGCTGAAAATGTATACGTTAGTATAGATACTAAAACGGGAACGTGCATAGTTAGAGACGATGGACGAGGAATACCGTATGAACAGGATATTCCAATCACGATATCAACAAAATTATTCTCAGGTGCTAAATTTAAAGGAAGTAAAGAAGCATATAATATTGTTTCTGGAAAAAATGGAGTGGGACTTGTTGCAGTAAATGCACTTTCAAAAGAATTTAAAATAGAAATTTTTAGGGATAAGCATGCTACTTTTATTTTTAAAGATTGTCAGTGTGTGGATAAACAAATAACTAAATATAAGAATATTGAGAAAAAATATTCTACAGAGGTTTCGTTTACTCCAGATATGCAATTTTTTGCTGCAAGTTCACCAGACATTCCAAAAATAATAAAAAGGTTGTATATTGCTTCTATAGAACTTCCGAGGGTATCTATAATATTAGAGATAGATCAAAATGTTCAGAATATATCAACTACAAAAGAAGATTTTTTTAAGCGAGAACTATTAGAGGAAGAGAACAGGGACTCTGTTAAAATTTTTAAATTTTTAGCAGAAGACGGTTATGAGAAGTTTGAAGTTATGTTTGCATATGAAGTTAATAGTGCTATAATGCCCAGAATACACACTGTAGTAAATATGTTGCCTTTAGATGGAGGCGGCACTCAGGTTACTACTACCGTTAATATTCTAAAGGATTATTTCATGGGAAAAGCAAAGAAATTAAACTTCAAAATAATACCCAATGATATAACCGTAGGTTTGAGAGTACACATCTCAATGAATTTGGTTAACCCGGAATTGGCAGGTCAGACTAAAGAAAAGTTTATCAGTAAAATAAGTGAATATGCTAATTTAACTAGAAAACTTGAAAAATATATTGAAAATTATTTTGATAGAAATACAGAAGATTTGAATGCATTAATGACCATGTTTGCTGATTATAGGAATCGACAAGAGTCTAAGAATCATAAATCTGTAAACGGATCAAAAAGAGTTTCTACTAAATTAACAAAATTACGAGAGTGTGCAGAACCCGGTGGAGAATTATTTATCGTTGAGGGTGACTCTGCATCTGGATCTATTATACATGCAAGGGATGCTCGAAAACATGCCATATTGCCACTGCGAGGTAAAATTCCAAATGTTGTAAATAAGAAAGATATTCTTAATAATACAGAAATTGGAGAACTTATACATGCATTGGGCACTGGCGTAGGAGCAAATTTTGATATAGAGAAATTAAAATATGATAAAATTATTATCGCAGCGGATAATGATTATGATGGACTTCATATAGCATCATTGATTGTTATGTTGATGGCTATTTTATTTCCCGAAATTGTTAAAAATGGTAAATTATATATCGCAAGTGCGCCACTATATGCCATTAGAGATAATAAAAAATTTAGACCAGTGTGGACAGAAAAAGAATTAGAAGATGCCAGAAAAAAGAATTTAAAAATACAATATTTTAAAGGTCTTGGTGAAATGAATCCAGATCAAATAAAAATTTCTCTACTGGATGAAAATCAAAGAAGATTGATAAAAGTAGAATATTCTACGCAATTAGATAAGTTAACAGAATTATTTAATTCATCGGAATGTAAAAGGAAGTTAATTGCGTGATGACAGAAATTTATAACCCTATAAAAACAGATTATATCAAAATAGAAGATAAGTGGTATCTAAAAATTAATCACGCCACTAACAAAGATTCAAAGTTTGAATTTATTGATCAAACAAATCGTTTGATAGATCCGAAAGATACTATTGTAAAAGATGACCATTTTTTATTTCAGTTTGATCAGAATGAGATTAGGGTGGTGTTATTCGCAGATACAATAATCATTAAAAAAGAAGGTTGTCATGGATAAGCATATACCGCAATTTTATCGAGATTATGGCAGATATATTAATCGTTCAAGAGCATTCCCATCCGAATTGGATGGTTTAAAGGTTGTAGAACGAAGAGTTTTATTATCTGCATATGAAACATGCAAAGATTCATTCGCTAAAAGTTCTAAATTAGTAGGGTATGTTATAGGAGAATATCATCCCCATGGTGATTCTGCAGCATATGGAACAGTAGTTCAATTAGTACATCAGAATTTTTTGGACAAACAAGGAAACTTTGGATCGAATATCGGGATAGAGCCTTGTGAAGCATCTGCTCATAGATATACCGAAGTAAAATTAAATGCCAATATTAAAAAAATCGCATTTAATTTAATAGAGTATGTTCATCGAGAAGATTCTGAATTAGAGGCAGAACCCCCATTCTTACCCACGATGTATCCATTTTGTATTATGGGAACAGAATATACTGTCGGGATAGGATTTGGTTATAAAACGGTTATACCGTGTTATGCTCAAGAAGATCTTAAGAAGAGATTACTATATCTTATTGGAAAAACTAAAAAATCGCCAATTATTAGACCAATAAGTAATTGTGATATCATCTCTAAAGATAAAGTTCTAATGGAATTATTAACTGTCGGTAAATGTGCTGTCGAATTTAAAGGCCAATACGTTATCGATAGAGAACATCACAAAGTATCCATTAAAAGTCTTCCGCCGGGAAAAAGTTTTGATAAACTTTTCTCAAAATTAAAAACTGAGTTTGACTCTGGTGAAATTGGATATGCAGATTTATCTGAGAAAAATGAAACGAATGTTGTTATTGAGGTTACTCGCCAACGAAATAAGGATGAGATATTTAATAAATTTTTAGAAAAATTAGATCCTCTTCTAATTGGGCAGGTTTCTTTTGAGATCATCGTAGTTGGAAAAGATGGAAAAGTTAGAAATATATCCGTAGACGAACTATTACTAACTGTTTTTAATAATTTTAAAAATGTTACTAGAGATTCTATACATATAGAGATTCAAAAATTAAATCTTAAGCTAGAAGATTATATATTATTAAATAAAATTAAACCCCATCTGATAGAATTATTAAAAATTGTAAATGATTTCGATCATATTTGTAAAATCATTTCCGACAATATAAAAGAAGATGTGAAAAAGATCTCAGACATTATGATAAAATATAATATTAAAAAATTGGTAACATCGACATTTGATGTAAGTGAACTTCAGACTGAAAAAACTAGATTGGAAAATCTTTTAATTGACTTGGATAATTATGTAATATTGCAGTACTAATATGTTGTAAATATGAGGTATTTGTGGAATATTGCTCTGATATTGGAATGTATGTAATAAATAGAGGGACGTCCAGTTGTAAATGGCGGACGACATTTTGTTCTAAAAATTGTTATAATAATAAGTTGTATAAAGTATTTGGTCATGGAATGATTCCAAAGGATATACAAAATGATAAAGAATGGGAAGCTTTAAATGGAGAAACTTTAAAAATATTCTTGCAAAATAAAAAATATAATGTTAGGATACGATTATGTTCAAGGGGGGAGCCATTTTCGACTCAAGAAGATATCGATAAAATTTATGATATGTTAATAAAGAATCCGAAAACTTTATGTTGGATACCAACTCGGGCATGGAGGGGTCCCCTAAGGAAAAATGTTAAAGACCTGAGCGTGATTGAGAATGCAAGAATATGTGCCAGTATCGATTGTTCTAATACTCAACAAGAAATAGATGAATTGATAGAAGAGGGATGGTCTACAATGTTCTTTGGAGATGATACTGCTATAAATAATAGATTTTTATGTCCAAAAACTTGGAATAAACAAAAGAAGGAATGTTACACGTGTCAAAATGGTTGTTTTTCTAGACAGCGAGTAGATATTCATTTGAAAAAACATTAGGAGAGTAAATTGTGCAAATCATAATAGATGGAAGTGTAGTGGCAAGTATATCAATTATCGAACTTGCTCGCGGAATTGTTTTTTGTGATGTAGAAGACTGTGTTTGTCTTACTGATCTATTAGATGATAAGAAATTCTTTAAAGCTATAAAGAAATTTTTAAAACCTTTTGGAATAAACCTTTTAGAAGGATATGCTTTCCGTACGGATGATGATGAAATTGGTTTTGTTGCCAAAGAAAAGAATCTGTACATATTGTTAGATCTTACGCTTGAGGAAGATGAGGTTGTTTGCATCGCTCAGGGATCTGAAATTTTTAGTGAGTGTGGTGAAAAGTCAATCTTAGAGAAAGATCGATGGGTTAGATTAAAGACCATATCGTCCGACCTTAGGAGAATTTACTGGCGGGGCCATCGAACAACATATTCAACTAATTTAGAAAACGTAACATAATATTTGGGGGGTGAGATTTCATGTTAACATTTATAAGAACATCTGGAATATTGATTCCACGAGAATATGAGAATGAGCAGTTTTATAAAAACATAAAATCTCACCTAACCCGCACAGTTAGAGACTTTACAGGTTTAAATCTTACGACACTAATATTCTACACCGAAGGTCCAAAGTATTTAAAGATACCAAGATTTTTTCCCATATATAATTATCTCGAATGTATTATTCAGGATCAAATAATTGATGGTGCTGATATCAAAATTGAACATAATATATCCGTACGAGATGACGTACAAAAAAATGCTATAGATTTTCTATTAACACATGATAGTGGCATCATACAAGCTGAACCGGGATCTGGGAAAACTGTTATGGCAATCTACATGATTGCAACTAGAAAGAAGAAGACTATAATATTAATGCATCGATCTACATTAATAGAACAGTGGAAAGAAAGAATCCTACAATATACAAATTTAACAGAGGATGATATCGGAATATTATCATCAAAATCATTAGAAAATGATTTAAAAAAGTCGATCATTTTAGCAACAGATCAAATGATAACACATATGCTGGCTAATGATAGGCAGCGACTTCTTTCGGAATTAAATAATGCATCAATAGGAATTTTTATTGGAGATGAGGTTCATACCTCAGTCGGAGGTCCAACATTTGCACAATGTTCATTGAACATATCGAGTAAATATGTCTATGGTCTGAGTGCAACTCCAAAGAGATCGGATGGGCAAACTGATATATTATATCATCATTTAGGGGGAGTGTTTATCCCCGGTGGCAAAGCATCAACAATGGATGCCCGTGTTACAATTTTAGGATTTTCATACGGAATTATGAATTCAAAATCTAGAAAATATGTTATGTGGAATGGAGATTTAAATCGCGCCAGATATTTAAATTTAACTATAAAATCTCTACCTTTAGAAAAAGTTAGTAAGGGATTATTATTAAAATTTTCTAAAGAGGGACGAAATATATTATATGTTGGTGAACGAATAAAATTATTGGAAAATATGTATGATTGGATGCCAGTTGAGGATAAATCAAAATTTATAAGAAGTGCATCAAATGCTGAGTTGAATTCTAAAGCAGTTTTTGCAACTATGTCTAAGATACGAGATGGGGCCGATGCTAATCATTTAGATTGTCTGATAATAACTTCTCCGTGTTCGAATATAGAGCAATTGAGCGGTAGAATATTGCGAATCAGACCTGATAAAAATCAACCAATCATTATAGATATGGTAGATATAGATGAAGGACGAATATCAAAGACTGTATGGAACCGAATTAAATATTATACAAAACGAAAATGGGAAACTCAATATATATTACTTAATGAACAAGGAAACTATGAAGTTGTTTCTGCTGAAACATTCAAGGAAAGGATTTGATATGAGATCGATAATCGTAGCAGATTTGCATTTATCCGGATATTCTAATGAAACTCTTATAGACGGTATCCCAGAAAAATTATATTATATTATGAAAACTTTATACAATATAACGAAGTATGCAACTGAACAAAAGATTTCAAACATTATAATTGCTGGAGATCTTATGCATACTAAAGCAATTATTCATTCAATTGCACAGTCCAATTTATTAGACTGGATTAGAACAAATAAAGATATTAAATTCCAAATTATAGATGGAAACCACGATTGTTCATCTAAATCTGGCAATGGAGTATCTGCGCTAAAGTGTTTGGATCACGAACCAAATGTTGACGTGTTTCATGAAACAATTGCAGCGGAAAAGTTTTATTTTGTTCCGTGGCATCCAGATCATATGGTTAATGACATCAGGAAGGGTCCTAAAAATAAGATATTGATTGGACATCTTGGAGTATCTGAAGGAAAATTAAATAGCGGAATATCCATAGTATCAGACATAAGTTTACGAGACTTTTCTCACTATCCTATTTGTTTTTTAGGTCATTATCATAAACCGCAAGAATTGAAGAATGTAGTTTATGTTGGTAGTCCGGCTATTTTAGATTTTGGTGAGAAAGATGATATTAAAAGATTTATAGTATTTGATGATGAGACATCCGAATGGACAAGTGTTCCATCTGTCGGGTATAAAAAATATATCGATTATATTGTTGATGAGAATACAAATATAAAAGAATTATTAGAAATGGCCAATAAAGAAAAAGAAAATGGTAATGATGTTAGAATATTAAAAACTGCGAATGTTGACTTAAAACAACTTGAAAAGAATAATTTTAAAATTATAGATAGACAAGAAGTTGAATATAAACCGCGTGGTATAAACTCATCTATGCCTTTAAAAGATAAAATGATAAAGTATCTTGAGATAAAGGATATACCAAAAGATCTCATCGAGAGATACATAGAAGTTGGTATTGAAATTTCGAATATGGAGTAGGATATGCGATCTATAGAATTCATCAAAGTTGTTTTTAATAATTATACCTGCTACACAGAAGAGATGGTATACGAATTTCATAATTCGAAAATACAACTGTTAATAGGTGCAAATGGAACCGGAAAAACAAATCTTTTCAATAGTATTCCAGTTTGTTTATACGGAATGACAGCAGATGGAAGAAAAGGAGAAGATCTTGTTAATAATAAAGTAAAGAAAAATTGTTATATTTTTCTAGACTTTAAAATCGATAATGATCTGTATGTAATAAAACGTTATATCAAACATTCAAAAGAAGGATCGACCGTTTTATTATATAAGAATGATGTATTAATAAATAAGGGTCATAAAGAAGTTCTTCCTGTTATAGAATCTATTTTTATGCCAATGAGATTATTTATTAATCTCTTATACCTAACTCAAAAAGGTGAAATGTTTATAACATTAGAAGATTCTAAGAAAAAAGAAATTTTTGAAAAGATGTTGGATCTTGTAATATATCAGACATATATAGAAAAAGCTGATAAAAAAATAAAAGACGTGATCGAAGAACTATCTAATATCAGATCTAAAATAGACATTTGTGGCGAAATGATCACAACGTTTGATAATCAACTATCAGAATTAGAAAATAATGCCATTAAATTTGAAAATGAAAAAGCAACAAACCTAGTAAAATTAACGACTCAAGTAAATTCTTTAGAATTTGAAAAAATTCAAATGGCTAAAAAACTATCAAACGAGGATAAAACATCTGAGTTAATGCAATTAATATCAGATATATCATCTTCGAAAAATAAGATCAATTCAATCCTAACGAAAAAACAATCTGATCGAAAGGATATGGAGTCGAAGAAAGAAACAAAATTGCTGGAATTTAAAAATCGAGTTAGTGATGAAAAAAGTAAAATAAAATTATCGACGTCAAAGAAACGACAAGATTTAGATAATGAGTGGAATGATAAAATAAACATTCTAAAAAATAAACTCGATTCACTTAACATCAATATTAAGAACCAAAAGGTTCATAAAGGATTATTATCTGATAAGTTAAAAAAGATAAAAGATGAAATAGATAAGCGAGAACGAGAATTACAAATGGAAATACCCGTTTGTGTTGAATGTGGACACGAATTGGGAGAAAATAAAAATAAAATTTTAAACATTGTGAATGAGTTTAAAAAAGAGTTTTCAACCAATGAGGAAGAAATTTTAGATACAGAATTTGGTATAACTAACATGTCAAAAGAATTTGGTGTGTTAAATAATGAACTATCACCATTACAGCTAAAATATTCTGAAGAAAAGAATACGATAGATGTTGAAGAAAATAGTTCTATAAATGAACTCATGGTTAGATATAATACTGGAATTAGACAATTAGACGAGCTGTTAAAAAAGAAATTGTCAGAGGTAGATGCTCAATTTGATATAGAATTAAATACAACAAAACAGGAACTTGAGGATCTAGAAACAACCAAATTTAATATAGATTCAGAAATATCGAATAAAAGAGATATAGAATCCAAGATTAATAATATTAATCAATTAATAGCGGGTGTTAAAGCTGAGTTAAAATTAAGAGGAACTGCTTTATTTGATGATAGAATGAAAAATACTATTATTGCAGAAAAAGATAAAAATGAAAACGAAGTACATGTATTAAACGATTTATTAAATGAAAAAGAATCGAAGCTATCAATTTATGAATTTTGGAAAACTGGATTTTCTATGAGAGGAATCCCATCTATCTTAATTGAGGAATCAGTTCCGTTCATCAATGAACGGTTAAATTTTTATTTGGAGAAAATAGGTGGAAGATTCAAAGTTTCCTTTGATGTATTAAGTGAAACCAAAACTGGCGGCATTAGAGATAAAATATCAATTTCTATTTTTGATACCGTTACTCATGGCGATTCGCATAAACAATTATCTGGTGGACAAGCCAGGTTGATAGATATTATTATAATTTTAACTCTACGAGATCTCATGCAACAATATTGCGGATTCTCTATTAATATTGTTTTATTTGATGAGATTTTCGATGGTCTTGATGATGAAAATATTGCAGTAGTTGCAAATTTATTACGATTATTAATAGAAGATCAATCATATAATATTATTTCACATCGTCATATTGATCAGATAGAGTATGATGAGATATACAAAACTTCGTAATTAAGTTAAAAAAGGAGCGCCTATGAATATCGTAGATACTATGGATGATAGATATTTTGCAGGATTAAAATCTATTATTGGAATAGAAGATAATGAAATAAGTTATATCAAGAAAAATAAAAATTCTCAGAAGATTAAATATTTTTTAATTGCATTGGAACAATCATTTTTGTACAATAATACTTTTGGATATGCTCATCTTAAAATAGAATTAAATAAATTACGCAACTTAATGAAAGTAAAGGAGAATTAAAATGTACGAGGTTAAAGTATTTGTAGTATCTGGTTTTGAAAAAATTGTGGCGAAACTGAAAAGTGATAATGGTAATGTAATTGAAGTTGAAGATCCTTTTATATTAAAAGAAATGATGACCCAACAGGGGCCTCAGGCGATTATTCTGCCATTCCAATATGCTAAACGGAACCAAACTCTTAAATTAGTAAAGACTTCATTAATTTTTGAACCGTTTGATCCGGAAGAAAATCTTTATGCAGCATATATCGAAAACGTGTCTGGATTAGACCTCTCATCCGTGAAAGGCAATCAGTCTAAGCTTATTATTTAATTTTATATAATCCCCGTCCTTAGAGACGGGGATTTTCTAATGAACTGTTAAAATTGACAGTTTTTCACCACAACCTCAAAACTAAAGGATTGATCATGTCAAATAAAATCGAAGAAGGAATTTTTATAAATAATTCTTATATTTATCCAATAGCAATTCATACTAATGATAATGTTCTTGAACGAGTTGCTTTGGGCGAACCATATATTGATTCCGACATTAGATTAAGCAACGCGTTAAGTAATAATATAATCTTACCCCCCAATTGCAGGATAGTGAGCACACGCGATAATGGTGGATATACATTTCTTTTAGAATTGCCACCGGCGATTAGAACTATCGGAATATCAGAGAGTTTGCTATCTAGCGAATACAATACATTCATTACAGAGTTTGGCGGAACATATGAAGAAATAGAAAAAATTATGGCAACTAAGTGCCTAAGCCAGACTGAAAATGTATATTATAAGATTAGATTACAATTTCCCTGGACGATTTTCATAATTACTGTAGACCGGGGAATAGACCGGGGAGTAGACCGAGGAGTAGACCCGGGGAACGATATCTATGAGATAAACTCTATGAAAGTATATTTTTCAAAAATTTCCATATCAACCCCAGAAGATAAAATTTTTATTCCACCATTAACAAATATAAATTCAGATGGACGACTATGTATACCTCGCACACACGCATCATCGAGTATATGCGATTTAGTTTCTGACCAAGTAGATTTGTTTTGGGGTTCAATATTTAATAGAGACCTCAGTGGACACAAACTAGCATATCCAAGAACTAGTAATCTCTATAATCTTTTAAAATGGTCATTGGAATCGTTAAAAGATCCATTATTTATCTTTAAAGAACAATTTTGCAGAGAAACATCTTTGGTAGAATCTGGGGTATTCGATGGACGCCGCCAAGACCTACCGAGTACTCTATATGCAAGGATTGCTCATCATAGATCTAATAAGTATATATCTTCTATAACTACAGATGATGGAAAAACATATTATAGAGGAGATATCATCACTTTAAATGATAAATATTATCGTATAGCTTATTTCCTAGGTGATGGCCGTGTAGAATTACAAGAAGAAACTGATAAAAGTGTGCGTATAGAAGAAAATATTAAAATTATTCATCAAGAATATATAACAAAAAATGAGATAGTTAAAATTGAAGATCCTATAGAAATAGATGGAAAAGTACTAAAAACATCTCAGTTAATCAAGATTAACTTAAATGGTAACTGCGCATTGTATATAATAGAAGATATATTTTTTGATAACCGAATCGGTTTATATAAATTTAAAGTAAGTGGTCTCTCTAAGTGGATTGTTCTATCAGAGTATATATTAAAAAATACAGTCATAATTAATAAGATCGATGTTGGAGACACTATTGCTGTAAAATCTAGAATAGACCGGGGTATAATGCATATCCTAATTGGAAAAGTTACAGAAACAGACCGGCTTAGAGTAACATTATGTGGAACAGAGACTTTCCATATTGATGATACTCGGATCGAGTCCATAGACAAATATGATGATATTGAATCTTTAGAATTAGAATCTTCTATTGAGGAAATAACTCCCTTTAAATGGCTAGATACTGTATATTTTCCGAACGGATTGGCATTGAGATATATCATATCTAATGATATATTATGTGATATATCAGATCTACGATATAAAAAATCCACAGATAAGATTAATATACCTTCACCATTTGCATATAAAGATTTAGAAACTAATAAGATAATTACGTATTCAATAGGATCATTTGTTGTTTTTCCAGAGATAAATAGGAAGCAGTTCTCAGCTGGTGAAATAATAGGGTTTGAGCATGGTTCATCAAATAGTACAATATTACTAAAAACTGTTGATGGTGACATACACCGAATCAAATTTGCATATAGACTAGGTGATAACTCTTTAAAACTAAATCTTGGAATAGCTAATTCTATGACCTCTTTTAAAATAGATTTTAATAATACCTTATCTATTGGAGATAAAATTCGTCCGAAAATAGCGAATATTCCACATATGAAAAAATCGGAAGTTCTGGAAATTCGAGCAATGGTTCACACTAAAAATTGTCCAATGGAAGTATATTTATCAAATGGTAGATGTGTAGAGTTAGCAGATCTTTTAAAATATTTTGAGATATATTCAAAAGATGATGCTAAATTCAATTTAAAGAAAAATCAATTAAAGTTTAAAGAACATCCGGTCATACCGGGCGATATTGCTATATTTGATAATAATTTGTGTCATTCCATAATAACAAAGGTATACCCAAAAAGGTATGCATTGGAAAATTCAGATATTAGGTATAATTATAATATAATGGTAAAACCGGTTCCAACAAAGATACTCGATATTTCAGTTGAAGCGGTTAATCCTAATTAGATTGTTCTATACCCTTTAGGTCAAGGGATGTCACATAATAATTCAATGATGGCATCCCTTGACAAAATTTCTTGAAAAAGGAGCATTTAATGTTTAAAATTGTCATAAACGATGGAAATACGACACTTCCGATAGATAATATTTATTATCTTATTGGAAAAGATGGAATTTATATCCATAAAAAATCAGATATATTTGAGGCATGTGTAAAGGTTAAACATATTTCATTTTTAGAACCAGTTAAATCATATGCTAAGTTAAATATTCCAAAGATACCTGAACCTTTAACAAAGCAAATGTATAGTTTCTTTTCAGAGGTATATGCTAGATTTCAATCTGAAGCGGCTATCATGATATTTTATAATAATACCACTAAAGAACATTCTTTAAAAGTTCCACAACAGGTTATATCATCAGCACACCTCGAATGTTCATATAATATAAGCGTGCCAGGATTTCTATCAATAGGAACATGTCATAGTCATGCTGGATTTGGTGCGTTTCACTCCCCAACAGATATTAAAGATGAGAATGATTTTGACGGTTTGCATATGACATTTGGAAATTTAGATCAAGAAAATATCTCAATATCTATGGAGGTTGTCTCCAATGGATCTAGATTTAAATGTTTACCAGAAGATTATCTAGATGGTATACAGAAAATTGGTAACCTTTATAAAATCGAACTATCTGAATTTCCCGAAGAGTGGATGGCATGTGTTGAGAAGAAAGTTCATGTGGTGCCAGATAAGTTTGATTATTTAAAAGATTTTGCGTTTGGAGATTATTTCTATCCGACGCTTCCAAAGAAATTACCAAAGTTAACGGGATCCAATAATATTCATTGTAATAACTGCCAATTCAATAGGGTCATTGAATGTCACAAAGATGATATTGACAATGCTTCGAGAATTCAGGAATTGGATTATTATGACGACATGGAAGCTATAATTAAAGCACATCAATATTATGATATATTGAAAGAAGACGAAGATGAGATATTGTATTAAGATCATTGGTTTGGGCGGCATAGGTAGTTCGCTGTCAAATATTTTAAGTAGATTTGTTAATTATGATATAGAAAATGAATATATTTTCCATCTTATAGATGGTAAGGAACTTCAACCCAGAAAATTAGAACGTCAAGAATTTGAAATGGAATCTGGTAATAAGGCCGAACTTAAAAAAATGGAATTGGAGAGAAAATTTCCAAATATCCAATATGTAGAATGCCCATTCTATTTAAATGATAGAAATGTTCATAATATTATAGAGGAAGGAGATATAATATTTCTATGCGTCGATAATCATAAATCAAGAAATTTAGCAAGTCGTTTTGTAGATACATTGGATAATAGTGTTCTTATATCGGCTGGTAATGATCTGACAGATGGTAATGCACAATTATATATTCGACAAGATGGAATTAAAATAACTCCATCTTTAACCGATTATCATCCAGAAATATCAAATTTTACAGATAAATTACCAGAAGAATTATCATGTGAAGAATTAGCATTTTCTTCTCCACAGATTTACTTAGCTAATCTGCAGGCTGCTGTATTGATGTCTGAGATTTTTAGGATTTATAAGTTAAATAAAGAAGTTATTTCTGAATGTTATTTTGATATTGATACAATTAATGTGAGATCAGTTACACGAAAACCAAAAAAATAAAGGAGAATATTTTATGAAGAATTTTTATTTAAGTGAGTTGGAAGAAATGGACACAATTGAGCTTAAGGATATCATTGATCAGTTAACTGATTTTCCCAATCATCCTTCCTACGAGGACGATGCCACAGATGACCAGTTAATTCGTCTTGTAATGTACCTTCAGACGGCCATTGCAAATGGCGAAGATGTTAAGGTCATCGATGATGATGACGATGATGAGTATGATGATGATTGTGATGATGATAACGATGATGACGATTATGATGATGATGATGATGACGAGTGCGATTGTGATGGTTGTAATGGTTGTAATACTGAAGAATCTACTACTGGTGGAATCTCATCTGCAGTAGTCACAGTTGCTACCGCTATTAATACCGAAACCGAAGAAGCCGACATTACAGTCTATGTGCAGTGTGGTGCTAATTCTGGAAACTACGCTCTGGTTGGAAAGTCCATTAAGAATGCAATGGTATTTATCGGTGAAGTTATGAATATTGGAGAACTTCGCTACCCCATGGTTAATGGTGTAGAGGTAAGTCAGGATTATATTCTTAAGAATGGTGATAGTCTTGAATTTATTAAAATGGCTGGTGAAAAAGGACTGGCCTAATTTAAAATAACCGTTAGCTTAGATTGATTGAAGAAATGGGGTTAATTCCCCATTTCTTTTTTTGTCTAATCGATATTTGTCTTGATTTTAGATTAACTATATGATATAAGAATTTAAAATATAATATAAGAATTTTGAAGGAGAATATAAATATGCATCATATGATTGATAAAGCTACCGATATTTTAAAAAAATATAAGGAAAATGATCTGGTAGTAGTAACTTTTATAAAAAAAGATGGAACTCGCAGAGTTATGAAATCAACTTTAAAAATGAATTTAATACCCAATGATAAAAAACCAAAACAATTAGATCTTACTAAAATTCTTACTAAGATTAAACAGGGAATTCTAAGTGTTTTTGATGTTGATGTGATGGAATGGCGATCTATTCCAATGGATAGAATAGAAAAGATAGAATAGGTCTTGACAGATCAAGATATGCATGCTATAAAAATATAAAAAGTGAGGGTAAGAATGTCAGAAGATATTGATGCGACAATATGCGAAAAATCAAAAGAATTAACTGAACTTATTATAAGTTCTGTCATAGAACAAACAAAATTACAAAAAGAAGATTTCATCGAAATTTTTAAAGGTGTTGAGGTTTTAGTAGATCAGAAAATTTTAGAATCTATGCAGAAACTTGAAAAAATAATAGATGAAAAAATATCAGATTCATTTGCTAAATTGGCCGAAACAATTTCTGTTCTGCTGGTTAAATAAAAATATTTTTATAAGGAGTTGTGCTAAATGCCAAAATTAGCAGATATTAATAAATTTTGCGAAGATTTGCCAGAGATCAAGACTTCACATACTATAAGTAGAAAAAAATTCCATCCACATGGATTGTTTTCTGAACAGATTTTTGGTCCAGTAAAAAGTTTTACTTGTAAATGTAAGATAACTAATAGAAGTGGGAAGCGATGCCCAACATGTGGAATTGAATATGTGTCATCCAAAGAACGGCGAAGAAGATTTGCTAAGATAATTTTGCCAGTTCCTGTCATAAATCCACTTTTTTATGATTTATTACATGAAAAATTTACATCTGAATTTATTAAAAAATTAGATTTTTTCATGAAGGAAAAATACGCCTGTTTATATGTTCCATATTCCTCGAATGAAGACGTATTCATTACTGAGAAGAATGAAGATGAAAAATATCCATCTGATAGATTCAGAAGGTATACCCGACATGAGGCTATAAAAGAATTTGTTAAATGGGGAGCTGCGACACTTAATGATGCGTACGGGAAATACATATTAGCAAATATTGATAAATTAATTTTGACAGAGATTCCGGTTATTCCACCAGATCTTAGACCGGCAATGCCAGCATCTGCCCACAGTGATAGAGTAAAGGGTGATATCATTAATGATAATTATTCGAATATCTTAACTAAAAAAGAAGCAATGGAAAAGACAACATTGGAGATACTCCGAAATAATGACTTATATTTTACATATTCTCGGCTTATCCAAAATGAAGTTAATATAATATATAAATATATTACGTCTAAGATGTCAAAAAAAGAAGGATTGATTAGGGGAAATATTCTTGGAAAACGTATGGACTTTTCGGGGCGTGCAGTTATTGTTCCAGACCCCACTTTAAGTATAGATCAATGCTATCTGCCATACTATATGCTTTTAGAGTTATTTAAAATCCAAATTGCACATCAATTAATAGAAGCTGGAAAATTTAAGATTTTTAATAATGCTCTAGATTATATTTCAGAGTGTATAGAATTAAACGACTATGCGTTATATGATATAGTAGAAAAAGTAACTAAAAATGAGGTGTGCTTACTCAATAGACAACCATCTCTTCACAGACTTGGATTATTAGGGTTTGAGATTAAAGTGTGTAAAGGATTTACTATTGGAATCTATCCACTGATATGCGCCGGATATAATGCGGATTTTGATGGAGATCAGATGGCAGTATATCTTCCTATCTCAGAAGAAGCCAAGCAAGAAGTTCGTGAAAAGTTTTTTGCATCTAAAAATTTATATAGTCCTACAAATGCATCCTTAACGACAATACCATCTCAGGATATTGTTCTTGGTATATATTTATTAACTAATAATATGATTCCGGAATTAGCGGAAAATGTTGAATGTAAGGGGCATATGATAAGCGGTGGTAGAGCTATTTTTAACAATATATTGCCGAAAGATTTTGGAATAGTAGATGACGTAATCCGAAAAAAATTGCTCTATTCTATATTAGCAGAAGTTGCACAGAAATACGATTCACATGTTGTAACAGAAATATTGGATAATATTAAAAATGTTGGATTTTATTATGCAACATATTTTGGAGTAACTCTATCATTGGATAATTTTAAAATAGAGGGAATAGACAAATTTACCTCAGATATATATGATATGGAAACATCAAAAGAACAGTTATCTGCAATTACCAGTAAAGAGACTGAAGCTTATTTAAAAAATCACTTTAAATATTCATATCTGATAGATTCTGGTGCACGCGGAACATGGGATCAGGCCAGACAAATTGTAATGACTCGTGGATATATTTCTAACTTCAATGGACAAATTCAGGAAACTCCTATTAAGAGCAGTCTCGTAACTGGACTTTCACCCGAAGAGTTCTTTACATCAACATATGGATCTCGCAAAGGCCTATTAGATACCGCAATTAACACGGGAGTCTCTGGTTATTTATTCAGAAAATTAATTTTTGCAGCATGTAATATGGAAAAAAGTTTAGACTTAGATGATTGCGGAACAACAGAATATTTAGACATCAAAATAGATACTGAAAAAATTGCAAAAATGTTAGAATATAGATGGTATCTTGATGAAGTTGATAATATCGAAAAAATGGTAACATCTGAAAATTATAAGAATTTGATTGGAAAGACTCTTAAATTTAGAAGTCCTGTCTACTGCAAATCAGATCAAATTTGTCATAAATGCTACGGCGGTTTATATAAACTGTTACATAGTAGATATATCGGAATCATTGCAGCACAGGGAATTGGAGAAATTGGTACGCAGTTAGTATTAAGATCATTCCATACATCAGGTGTGGCATCGACAAAGATAGAAACAATTGATTTAATGAAACAGGAAGATATCGTTGGTGATCTTACCACCGTAAATAAATTACTACATGGAAAAAGTAAGGATCTAGAAGGAGTAGCTCCATCGGAATTAGCACGACAATTATTTAAGATATATAACCAAACCAGTGAGATACACCACGTACACATGGAAGTTATTGTAGCACAAAAGATGTGGGCTGGAAGATATAAGTGGAGATTGCATCCTAAGCGGGATAATATTCCATACACATGGCATAGTATTCAGACAATACCATCAATGGAAGGGTGGTTATTAGGATTTGGTTTTGGAAATCCTAAAAAGAATCTTTTATTGGGAATGTTGACAAAAAGTATGTATTCTGGTATATTGGATAAAATTTTATTGGGCAAAAAACTTTAATACTTAGGAGTGTGCAGTGAAGAATATCATAAATCCAAATTTTAAAATGAAAGATGGTCATAATCTTTTTAAAATTAGGGAAGAGGATTATAATAATATTATTCCAAATGTAAGAATGATTTTAGAACCAGTTTTAAAAGAAGGATTTCAGATATTAGAACTTGGTCTAAAAGATTCTTATGCTAGTGAGGTTGATAGAAATCTATATCAATTACTTGTAATAACCCTTCAAAAAGGTGAACATGTTGTTGATCTAACTTTAAAGATTCCAAAGATTGTCGATGGAAATTTTGTTATTATTGGCGGAAAGAGAAAGATTCCGCTTTTTCAATTATTTGATCTACCATTTGTAACAACCTCAGATGGTACATTAAAAATAAGAACTAATATAGCTACATTTAATATATCAAGAACAAAGAATTCTCCATATGTAGTTATGAAAGTTCTCGGTTCAGATATACCATTATCATTATTAATCTTATCTAGATATATAGATGTCAATGTTATAATTGATTTTTTCGATCTAAATAATATTGAGTTTCCACTTGATGATGAAGATTTTGATTATAGTACTCTAACTCTATATGATGCCCTCAGATATGATCTTAAGAATTATATCGAGGATTACGGTGGAAAGAGTAAAGAATTTTATGCCAATATGATAAATGGATTCTATACAAAATCCGCATATGCAAAGGGAGAGAATATTCTCTATGCACTGGATATTGTAACAAAGGTTGATCCGATTTCTGCTAGATTTTTTAAAAGCGATCATATTATAGATGAAGCTGTTAATTTTATATATAGAGTTTCGTCCGGAGAATTTATAGATGATACCAATCTATTAAATAAGCGTATGCGCTGTATGGAATATATGGTCCTGAAGATAATATCAAAAGCTGCATTCGATTTGTGCATGCTAAGTAAGGGATCGAGTATAAAATTAAAAATAAATAGTAAGCAGATTATATCAGAGGTCAGTGTATCTGATGTTGTACAATTCGATTCGTCAATCAATCCAATTGAAAACTTAACATCAATTTTACGATGTACTTATCTTGGAAAAAGCACTGGTGGGTTCGATAGATCCAGTATTCCAACTCGACTGCGTGATATTAATCCATCTATGTTTGGTAGAATTTGTCCCGTAGAAACTCCAGATAGGGAAAATTGTGGAGTAGTACAATCTTTAATACCAAATGTTAACTTCGATCAAAATTATAAGTTTACCGAAGAAATTTGTGCCAAGCAACCAGTATCATTAGCGGTATCGATGGTTCCTTTTTTAGAGAAAGACGATCAAACCCGACTACAAATGGCATCCTCACAAATGAGGCAGGCGATAAATTTAAAGAAGATTGAACAACCATTAATTCAAAGTGGTTCAGAAGGATTATATTCAGACTATACATATTTTATTAAGAAAGCTAAGAAAAATGGAGAAGTTGTATACGCAGATAATGACCTTTTGATGATATCATATGATGATCATACATACGATATTTTTGATATTGGAATTAGAAATACATATACTGAAAATATCGATATACCCAAAGTATATGTATCGGTTGGAGATAAGGTAAAGGCTGGAGATATCCTATCAGAAAGCAACTATTCAGATGGTGGTAAAATTCAAATAGGTAGAAATCTTTTAACTGTTATAATGCCATACTATGGATATAACTATGAGGATTCTATAGTTATCTCGGATAAATTAGTAAATGAAGATATTTTAACGTCTATGCATCATGTTAATTTGGGATTTATTCTATCGCCCGATAAAGTACTATTGAGCTTAGATAATGATAGATATAGACCTTTACCAAATCCACAAACATATTGTAATGATAAAGATTCTCCTTTTCAAACACCACGAAAAATTGAATTGATCAAGCATGGGGAACCATATGCCATTATAAAAGAATTACAAGATGATCCCCTTATGTTTACCAATAATTTCGGTGAGTCGATAAAACTCTTGGCAAAAAAAGATATCATGATAACCTCAGTAGAATTATATCCGAATACATATAATCACTCAGTGCCGGAATTCAAAGATTGGGTTGAGAAGAAATTTCAAACTCAGTTAGATCATCAAAATAAGATTCATGAAATTATTAAACAGTATGTACCAAAAGAAGGAATTCAACGATATATTAAAGATAGGAGTTTGGATAGGTTTTCATTAGCTGGAAAATTTAAAATAAAAGATGATCCTATAAAAGGTATGTACATCTCAATTAAGGGTGTATATTCTAGAAAAATTGATCAGGGTGATAAAATTGGAAACAGGCATGGAAATAAAGGAGTTATTTGTAAAATCGTTCCTCATGATAAAATGCCACAACTTCCAGATGGAAGACATGCAGAAATAATCATTAATCCATTAGGAATAATTTCAAGAATGAACATTGGGCAGACCTTTGAATTACATTTGGCAATGTCCTTAAATGATTTGAAAAACAATTTATTTAAAATGTTAGACAAACGAAGCTCACAGAAAGATATGAAAAAATATATACTTGATTATATAAAAATTTTAGACAATACAAATGAGCGATGGTATACAGAACAAGTTGAAGAAATGTTTACGGGTTATAGTACCCATATAGATAATGAATTCATTAGTAAACTTTATCTATTGGCACCACCATTTGAATCATCGTCATATGAACAATTACAGTTAGCTTGTCAGTATACAAATACTGCACTGGAATATAAGATATATGATCCTAGTATAGAGAAATATATTATTAATCCCGAAGGGGTTGGATTTATGTATTTCTTTAGAATGATACATATAGCAGAAGAAAAGATTTCTGCTAGAGGTATCGGATCATATTCTAAAAAAACACTTCAACCACCGGGGGGCCGTAGAAACCACGGCGGTCAACGATGTGGAGAAATGGAAACTTTTTGCTTTGCAGCACATGATGGTATTGAAAATTTAACAGAAATTTTAACTACGAAATCAGACTGCATGGGAAAGAAAAATAAATATCTAAAAGAGGCACTTGCTTCAGAATATTTAAAAGAAGTCTCTGAAGACGATATGATACCAGAAAGTGTTAAGCTGATGGAGGCATATCTAAAAACTGTTGGTATAGATTTATAAAACTCTATATATATTAATATTAAATAGGTAAGAGATAGTCGTGTGCATGCCCCGCCAAGACTAACTCTTACCTATTTTATTTTTTAAACTTTAAACAAAGGAGGTATGTAATCGTGATAGTTTTGATGGTCATATTTTATATCTTATTTTTCTCATTAGGAATATATACATCAAAAACGTATATACTTTGTCCAGGTATTAATAAATTTCTATTTATGAATTTTTATATTATTATATGTAATATTATATGGTTATATATGCTATCAAAATATAAAGAATTATATATGATTGGGTCTGTATGTAATCTTTTATGTTTATTATCCGTAATTTTTATTGGGATTTTTGTGTTTAATGAAAAAGTTACATACTGTCAATCGATAGGCATAATTCTTGGAATATTGGCTATTTTATTGATAAGTATGGGAAAGTAGGAGAAATTTTAATGAATAATGTATTAGAACGAGTTTCAAATTTTATAGCAGATGCAAATGTTACAAATTCAACAACAGATAAAATTGCAGTTATTAGAAAGTATGATGATCTTAAACTATTATTCAAATATACTTATGATACATTAATGTTTACGTATGGTGTTACATCTGATAATATTAAAAAACAAAAACATCTTGGGGTATTAGACATTAAAGATTTAGATTTGTTTGATGTATTAAATGATCTTCATAATAGAAGATATACTGGGCATAATGCTCTCAAATTAGTTAATACTCTCATAGGCGAAAATACTGAATATGAAGATATTATATATAATATCATAGATAGAAATTTAAAGAGTAGAACAGATAGTAAATTAATAAATAAAGTTTTTCCGGGATTAATATCAGAATTTTCTGTTGCTCTGGCTGATAAATATGAAGAATCTAGAAATATCAATTTTACAACAACTCCATATTTTGCCAGTCGGAAATGTGATGGAGTAAGATGTATTACAATTTTTGATTCTCTGGGAGATATAAGATTTTATTCCAGAGAGGGAAAAGAATTTTTGACATTGGATATCCTAAAAAAAGATCTTGTAAAATTAGGATTTATCTCAATAATTTTAGATGGAGAGATATGCATTGTGAACAACAATGGTGATGAGAACTTTCAAGATATTATGAAAGAGATCAGAAAGAAAAATCATACGATAGAAAATCCAAGATATATGATATTTGATATGATAGATTATGATGGATTTTATAATAAACGCTCAGATAGGAAATTATCCGATGTATTTAGACTATTAAAAGTTATAGAAACTAAGTGTTCAAATGTTAAAGCATTGGATCAGATTTATGTCAATGATCATAAAATTTTAGAACAGTTAATATCACATGCTGATAGATTAGGATGGGAGGGGCTTATTATACGACGCGCCGATTCTGATTATGAAGGAAAGCGCACTAAAAATATGCTCAAGATAAAAAATTTTAAGGATCAAGAATATATTGTAAAAACTATAATCAATGGACCGATGAGACATATTGTTGCAGGTAAGGAAATTACTACAGAGATGTTAAGTTCTGTTGAGATTGAGCATAAAGGATATACCGTTAATGTTGGTAGTGGATTCACGATAGATGAACGGTTGTTCTTCAAAGAGAATCCTGAACAATTAATTGGTAAGACAATCACTGTAAAATATTTTGAAGAAACAACTGATTGTAATGGTAAATTGTCTCTTAGGTTTCCAACCATTAAGGCTATACATGGCAATAGGCGTGAACTGTAAGTAATCTTCTAGGCATTTAACTAAAGAATATCATGTAACATTGAGAGGAACGATATGATTGAATTAACAGGAAAATATACGACGGCTAATATTATGATCGATACTATCGAGGAAGGGGCTCTGAGTCAGATTAATCAAATGACAAATCATATAGCCTTTAATCGCCCCATAGTGGTCATGCCCGATTGCCATCAGGGGAAGGGTTCCGTTATAGGGTTCACTATGCCCATGAGCGATAAGGTGGTGCCTAACATAATTGGGAGTGATATTGGATGTGGAATGTTGAGCTTCTGTATTGGTAAGACGTTCCCAATGTCTCTCGAACTATTAGATCAACGAATCCGGAATATGATACCTTTCGGAACAAACGTCCATGATAATCCTATTATCCAGATGGAAAAGGATTTCCCTTGGAAGCGAGTTAACGATCTAGCTCGAAAGTTCCTTATGGCTGCTGCTAGAAGAGACTATCTACTGGATCTGACTCTGAAAGCTGTTTCCAGTAACTACTCCATTGATTGGTTCTCTGAGAAGTGTGATAGGATTGGTGGGGGGACAGGTCGGCATATTAATGCTCTTGGTACTCTCGGTTCGGGAAATCATTTTATAGAATGTGGAATTGATCATCTTGAAAATTATTGGATTACTATCCATACAGGATCTCGTAATTTCGGAAAGAGGATCTGCGATTACTGGCAGAACACAGCTAAAAAATCTCTGGAGCGAGGAGACCTTAAGGAAGAGATAGATGCACTTAAGAAGTTATATTCTGGCGATGAACTTTGTGACATCCTCCCCGACCTGAAGGACGGGGCTTCGGTTAATACCTATTATTTCAACTGCTTGGTAGGGCTGTAGTCTCTAGCAGCCCATTAGTCGAGGTTATACCTCTGTCTCTAATGTTTCTAGCAGCGTTTAAATCGGCATGAAGTCGTAAGCCACAATTCTTGCATACAAACCTGTTCTGTGTCGGACGTGCGGTATCCAATGAACCGCATTTAGAACACATTTTTGATGTGTAAGCCGGATTGATGAATTTAACTTCTATGTTTCGATCTAAACATTTATAAACAAGTTGATTGGCAACCATACTATAAGGCATCGAATTTACAATGTAATTGAAAAGCTTGCCTTTAGGTTTGTCTCCCTTTTTACGACAAGAATTGCGAAGGTTTTTCAGATCTTCGAGAACAAGGCACGAAGTGC